TGCGTTCATGTCTGAGATGGCTCAGCAACAGGTTCTAGTCACAGACAAGGGTCAGTACACAGACTACATGAAGCTCAACCTAGCGGCTCGTATGATTCGCTTGGCTGAGGACGGAGAGAAACACAGCGCGTTGATCCGTGCGGCTAAGCTATGTGGTGGGTACATCGCAGCTGGACGCATGGAGGACGAAGAGGTGGTTCGAGTCCTGTACCGCGAGATTGCCAAACGCGACATCGACTCAGAGGCGCAGGCCATGAAGACGATCCGCGACGGCATCGAGATGGGGCGTGTAGTTCCGATCCGTGACCTCATCAACGAGGAGAAGAAGGTTCAGCGGGAGATGCTCATCAATGACGGGGACATGTCATTCGTGTCCTCTGACGACGAGGACTTCCGATGGATTGATGACTACGCTCAAGGCAAGATTCAGCTTGGGTTGGAGACAGGTGACCCTCAGCTTGACGAGTACTTCAGGTACAAGAAGGAGTTCCTTATCATCAACGGACACAGCAACGTTGGTAAGACAACGACAGCTCTGTACTTGATTGTCAACTCAGCCATTCGTCATGGATGGAAATGGGTTATCTACTCAAGCGAGAACACCACTGCGTCGGTGAAGATGAATCTGATGCAGTTTGCGACTGATAAGAAGATCTCCAACATGAACTACATGGAGCGCAAGAATGCGTACAAGTGGGTTCAGGAGCACTTCACAATCATCAGCAACAATCAGGTGTATAGCTACTCAGATTTGCTCGTGTTCATGGAGAAGGTCATGCGTCAACAGCAAGTGGATGCGGTCTTCATTGACCCGTACAACAGCTTGCGGCTTGACCTGAAGAACTCAGGTGTTAACTCTCATGAGTACCACTACGAGGCAGCTTCAGAGTTCCTGACGTTCAGCAAGACAAACGACATTGCCGTGTGGCTGAATATGCACGCTGTAACCGAGGCACAACGGCGCAAGGGTGATGACGGGTTGCCTATCGCTCCGTACGCTGAGGACACAGAAGGTGGCGGTAAGTTCGTCAACAGAGCTGACTGCTTCCTGACGCTACACCGTAAGGTTCAAGCAGAAGATCCAAGCATCCGTGCCATGAGTGAGATACACGTCCGCAAGGTTCGTGAGGTGGAGACAGGTGGGCGTCCATCGCCCCTTGATTCACCGTACAGGATGATCATGAACAGTAGTCACACTGGCTTTACAAATGTGGTGGGCGTGAACAAAATGTTCCAACCTATTGATTTACAGCCAAGAGACCAGCGTTTATTCACTGATAAAATTAACATTGACTTTCTCAAAAATTCTGTGTAACTTCACTGAGTGAGAAAGAAACAACGAAGAAGCAGGGGACGTAAGTCCGCCAAGAGATCGCTAGGGAAGTTCAAGAGCTCTATTGAAAAGTATTGCTCAGATCAGTTACGAGAACGAGGGGTAAGCTTTACCTACGAGGAAGATACGTTCTACCTCATGGACTCGTTCCGATTCCCTAACAAGTACTTCAAGATGACGGCCAAGAGGAAAGACATGAGCAATAGAACGAACTCTGTACAACAACCGATTAGGTATACACCAGACTTCGTTGGTAAGGACCAGAAGTGGATTATCGAAACCAAAGGGTACTTGCCGTCGCACCATGACTTTCCAATGCGGTGGAAGTTGTTTTTGAAGCACATTGTTGACAACGATCTCGGGTATGATGTGTACCTTGCAAGGAATAAACATCAAGTCGATCAAGCGATCGATGAGATAATTAAATCTAGAGACAATGACGAAAGACCAACTAGGCCAGGTGTACTCGATGGCGAGCCTGAGGATGCATGACGCGATTACGCAATCGTATGAGCGGATGCACGATCCAGACGGAGACCCTACAGAGTCATTGGACCGACTCGAATCAATTATTACTAACCTAAGAGCTACAGTGGAGAGTGAGATTGAGTTTGTGGTGACAGCCCTTGAAGAGCGGCTGGATGTCACAGAGCAAGGGTAGGAGAGCGTATAGCAATGCAACTGGACGCGTAGCTGAGATCAGGTTTATACGTGCAGCTCGAAAGAAAGGGTTGCTCGTAACCAAGTCTTCACACACTGAGGACAGGCACGAACACATCGACTACTGGCTGGCTCTGTCAAGAGATAAGACCAAGTGGGGCGTTGATGTGAAAGGAAACAATCTACCAGATGAGATCTGGTGTGAGTTCAAGAATGTATCAGGAAATCCAGGTTGGATGTATGGTGGTGCCACCATCATAGCATTTGACATGCCCGAAGAGGGAGGGTTTTCTATCGTAGATAGGCAAGAGCTCGCATTCTTTTGCGAGAAGAACGTCAGCCCTGAAAAGGTGACAGACAAGAAGGAAGCATACCTAAAAAGGTACACTCGTAAAGATCGAAAGGATGAGATAACAATCCTTAAACTACACGATCTCAAGACGTTAGTTTCCTATCGCGTTTGGATATACGATCAGGAGTATTGACGTATCTTAGCCGTCCCTTTTTTAATTTCTAAACCCAAAAAATGAGTTACAACCCAGAGTTAATCCCCTGGGGCGAGGTCGGCTACGCTACATATAAGCGGACCTATGCACGCCCTATCAAAGACCGAACAGAGGAGTGGGAAGAGACAGTTGACCGCGTTGTCGAGGCGTGCAATAAGCAGTTGAAGTGTGAGTTCAACGAGAAAGACCAAGAAGACATCAAGCGGATGATGATGCAGCTCAAGGGAACCGTCGCTGGGCGGTTCCTTTGGCAGCTCGGCACAAAGACGGTTGATCGCCTTGGCCTTCCGTCACTGCAAAACTGTGCTTTCGTTGTGGTGGATGAGCCTGTACGGCCATTCACTTGGGCGTTCGAGATGCTGATGCTTGGTAGCGGAGTTGGATTCAATATCCAGCGAGAGCATGTCTACCAGCTCCCGAAGATCCGCAAGAAGGTAAACGTAAAGCACGTAGAGGATGCAGGAGCTGATTTCATCGTGCCTGACTCACGTGAAGGTTGGACTGAGCTTCTTAAGCGCGTCCTAGAAGCCTCATTTGTAACTGGCAAGGGATTCACGTACGACACGTCGCTTGTGCGCCCTGCAGGAACGCCAATCAAAGGCTTCGGAGGTACAGCTTCAGGTCCTAAAGATTTGATCTGGGGCATGAACGAGATCAACCGCATCCTGAACGAACGAAGCGGAAAGCGCCTGCGCCCGATCGACTGCTTGGATCTAATGAATATCATCGGCAAGATCGTCGTAGCTGGAAACGTACGTCGATCTGCACAAATTGCAATCGGAGACCATGACGATATCGAATACTTGCGAGCTAAGCGCTGGGACCTTGGAGGTATCCCGAACTGGAGGGCTATGTCCAACAACTCCGTGGCTTGTGACGACATCTCACTCCTTCCTGAAGAGTTTTGGGAGGGCTACAAGGGGAATGGCGAGCCGTATGGGCTTATCAACCTTGAGGCATCACGACGCATGGGAAGGACGGGTGACCTTATGTACCCTGACCCAGACGTCATGGGGTACAACCCGTGTGCAGAGCAGAGTCTTGCTCCATTTGAAACCTGCTGCTTGGCAGAGATCTATCTCCCGAACATTGAGACTGAAAGAGAGCTCAAGGATGTTGCGACGCTATTGTATCGCATCAATAAACATAGTCTGGCGATCAAGTGCGCGGTTCCCGAAACTGAAGATATCGTTCACAAGAACATGCGAATGGGTATCGGAGTAACGGGTTATCTTCAGGCTACTGAAGAGCAACGCCAATGGCTGACTTCTGTATACACACACCTACGAGCCTATGACCAAGAGTACTCTAGAATTTGCGGATTTCCAACATCTATTAAACTTACAACTGTTAAGCCCAGTGGAACGCTGTCTCTACTTGCTGGCGTTACACCAGGAGCACATCCAGGATATTCACAGTACTACATTCGACGAATTCGGATGGCTGCAGATAGTGAGTTGGTCGGCGTGTGCCGAGACAATGGGTATCACGTAGAGTACGTAAGGAACTTCGACGGCACGGAGGATCACTCCACAGTCGTTGTGAGCTTCCCATGCTCCTTCCCAGAAGGCACTACGTTTGCTCACGACATGAGCGCTGTGGATCAGCTGGAGGTGATCAAGCGCCTTCAGGCCGAATGGTCAGACAACTCCGTCTCCGTAACTATCTACTACAGAAAGGAAGAGCTTGACGATATTAAAGCTTGGCTTGATGTAAACTACGCTAACGTAAAGAGTGTCAGCTTCTTGCTTCACAATGAGCACGGTTTCGATCAGGCTCCTATGGAGGAGATCACTCATGAGGAGTGGCTAAAGATGACAAAGGCTGTGACTCCTATCACCAGCTTGAACCAGCTCAACATGGAGGACATCGATATCGCTGACTGCGAAGGCGGAGCATGCCCTGTACGATGAAAAGGATTGATCAATGCTGGATCTCCCAGCTATATCATATTGGTAGTGTGAAATAAAAGAGGGCCCTTCGGGGCCCTTTTTCGTTTAGCAGTTCCATTTTCTTAGAGCAAGCGCCTTACGTGTTGGCTTGCCGTTTGGCTTCTTCATGGGTCCAGGCATCCCGCTCATACGAGCGCAGAACGACTTACGCCTCTTTGCTGCCTTGCTCCCTGCCTTAAGCTTAGATGGCTCTGTAGTGACTGCAGTCTTAAGCTTGCTACCTGGGTTAGCACGTCTGTAAGCGGCTACACCCTTTGCAGTGAGGCCTCCCTCTCTGCTCTTGTGAACACCCATCTTCATCTTGGGCATTTTCTGGGTCCTCCCCCCAGACTTCATAACCTTCATGCCCTCCATGGCTTTCTTTTTTGCCTTGTACCTAGACACCCTTCCCTTCTCCTTCTTCTCCTTTGCGGCTGCAGCTTTCTCACCTTTGCTCAGCTCACTCCAGGTCGCTGGGGTGTCTTCTGAGATCCTCTTAGTCGGTCTGAATGTCCTATCCGATCCGCTGTATTCTTCCTTGCCTCTTGGTGTCTTCCAGTCCTCCTTGAACCATCTCTTCAAGTTTAGGCCTTCTTTAGTCTTTCTTACTGCCACCTTTACCCCAGTTTGATGCTCCGACTTTTCTACACTTTGCAATAGCCCCTGAAGCATAGGCTGAAGGCCAGACCTTGTAACGTGCCTTCACCTTGTAGTAGCACGCGTCCTTTGTAGATCCGCCCTCTTTGTATGACTTTTTGGCTTGCATAACACAAATATAATGACACTGCGTTAATTGCAGTCCTTCTGCCTGAGCTCGTCAACAAGAACTTCTAGATGTTCAATACGTCTTTCTACGTGGTTGAGCCTAAGATTCTGCTCTGCATCGTCAGGAAGGCTCCCCATCTCACCTCTTGGCCACTTGATTCTAAACTCTGAGTTCAGCTCGATCTCTTGGTTGTGACGCATTGTCTCTATCTCAAGCTGAGATAGCGCAGACATGATGGTGAAATACAGGGTTACAGCTGCCCCAACGCCCAATACGATCTGAATGAGCCACTTGATGTTAATACCTACGTTTGTGCTATCGTCTAACTTCACTCTACCTTGTTCTTAGCTAACAACAACTTGATCTCCTGGATGTCTTTCAGCAACTGCTTGACGTCATCCTTAAATTCTTTATTGTCAGCTTCCAAGGTGTGAACTCTTGAGCTAAGTTTATTGTAATCTGCTTGAAACTTCAACCACCCGCCTACAAGAGTACTAGCCACTACTAGAAATTCGAAGTGAGATAGGTATTCTTGCATCATTTCTTGGCTTTTTCTATGGTTCTTCCTGCGAAGTAGGCTCCGAAGGCGGTTAGCATGAGTATCTCCAGCAAAGATACGTAGGAATTTTTTACGTTAAATGGCAGATTATCAATGGAGTCTGCAATCATGGTTGCCATAAACATGACCATCAGGCAGATAAGAGTCACGGGTCTAATGTATTTTGCGAGCTTGACGTCGCTCCCCATGTCTGCCTTCCAGCGTTCAGAAACGTTGTTCTGAAACTGAACCTCAGCGTCAAGTCTTGCCTTGACTTCTTCTGGGTCCAAGTCAGGATATTGCCTGTCAATCAGGTTCTTTACAACACCTAGTCCACCGCTGTCTGGAAGCAGGTCCCCAACAGTTTCGAGTACGGATGGTGCCTTCTCCCTGAGCCACTGCCCAAGCTTAGTGTCTCTGATCTTCTTACCTTCTTTCATCATCGTAGATCCTTTGCATGATGTCTAACACCATGATTGTGTGTTTCTTAAACATCTTGTCTTCACCAAACTCTTTAATACCGCTGAAGTCTCCAGCAACGTTATTCATAGCTTCTAGCTTGTCTGCATCGCTCATGCTCTTGTACTCTTCAGAGTTCACAAGCTTTTCAAGAGCCTGATATCTCTCTCTATTTGCTACAGCTGCCAGATCGTTGATGTCTTCGATCGAAAATCTCACCTTGCTGTTCATGAACTCCTCATCTTTCAAGAATGAGTACTCCTTTCCAGTAGCTTCAAGGGCAGCAAGCTCTTTCTTGGTCTTGATTTTTGGAGGTGCGATCCTACGAGTTGTGGCAAAGTATGGTGTTCCGCAGGCGCTAGTCAGCTCCTCCGTCTGTTCGAACAGTCTCCACACCTCGTTCGACACTGGGTCGGCTTCTCCTTGTCTTGACTTGTAGACGTCGAAAAGGTAGTACCCGCCAGGGACATCACCTCTAGGACGCTGCCTGATTGGCTCGCCCTTCCAGTTCACTCTGATTGGAGCGTCACCCAAACCAAATGTTCTGTCTAGAAATGTGTACCTGAATCGCTGCATAATCCTTTCCTCCAGAGGCAAGTTTGGATCCACTCTAGTGTCAGGGAGGTACTCTCTGTTTTGCTTGTACAGCGCAGACAGTGTGTTTGGAAGGATGGTAGAAGAGACTGCTTGGAAAGTGGAGCCAGACCAACGCTCAAACTTTCTCTCGAAGTCGTCAGCATCGCCAGCAGAGATGAGCTCTGTAAAGGAGCTAACACCCTGCAAGAAGCTTTGGTCCATCATGTGAGCCATGGTGCTAAAGGCGGTTACTCCAAACGCATCCCTGAGCATTCTGTTCGCGATGAACGGATCTTCACCGAGAGATGGGTCAGCTGCATTTGTTGCCTTCACTCTGGCGCCGATGATCGCTCCGAAGATACCCAGCTTCTGGTAGCTCATGAAGTAATCATCTGGTTGCTTAGCTGCGGTAGCGCCAGCCAAGAACCGCTTGAGAGCTGAGATGTTGATGGAGTTAGGAGGGAACTGATCGTAAGCAATGTTTCTCTCTTCGTCTTCTCCAGCTTCCAGCGCCCCAGAAATAATTCCTTCTCTAATCATAAGCTCTGTGGCATATGCAACGCTCTGACCTACAATCAACTTACCCATGTTTTGAGAAGCTGATCTGGCATCACCTTTCTTCAAATCAGCCATGATCCTTGGGATAGCAATAACTGGTGAGGTGAAAGTGAGTGTCTCATAGAGAATGTTCGCTGGAGTTCTCACGTAAGGCATCTGGCTTCGAATCAAGAACTTAGCAAACTGTTGGCCGTTGACCCCAGGGAGGAATCCAAAAATCTGACCTGCAGCCTTCTCGACGAAGTTTATGAATCCTTCACCAATGTTAGAGGCTACCCCTTGCTCCTGGAACGTCAACTTTCTTCCCTCTTGCTCAGCCCGTTGTCTCACGTCCATTGGAGGGTGCTTAAGAAATCTTCTCAGTTCTTCACCTTTGAGGCCTCTTGACAAAGCCTCTTGATAAACCTCAATTCCTTCAACACCTCTTCTGAATGGAGTATCACCAACGCCGAGGAATCTGAACATTACCTCTGCAGGGATACCAAGAGTGCCATTAATAAACAGCTTAAGTCTCTGGCTAAGGCTAGACTTACCATCAGGTCCAAGAGGAAGCTCAGCGCCCTTACCGAATGCTGAGAGAATAGATCTAAATGGAGCAAAGCCTCTTTGGACCCTCCACTCTGTTACGTCCTTCTCTTGTCCAGTGACAACCGCCTCTAGAGATTCCACGAATCCAGCCCCAAACTTTCTCAACCCATACATGTAGGCATTGACTGAGTAGTTTCTTTTGATCGGTGAGTCGAACCCAAACAGGTTAAGCGCCTTCTCAATAGGGAGGGCGATGATGTCTCTAGGGATCATCAATGCTGCGTTGTACAGGTTTGCAATCACGTTAGTGACCTGAGACATAGGGGTCAAAAGGTTACCCTGAACAAGCATGGACCCAATGTCACCCCAGCCTCTTTCAATCACAGCGTTTGTGAACGTCTCCATGCTTCGCTCTGCTTGCTTCAGTCTCTTTACAGCTGTTTCAAGCTCTGCGTCAACTTCTTCACCTCTGATAGCTCTCTCCATCAAGTCTCTTGCAGCTGCATGACTTTCCATCAACTCAACAGACAGAGCGGTGAGCCTTTCTTTCTGAGCATCTGAGAGCTTGTTTCCGCCCCTCTCAACCTCTTTCTCGATCATCATGATCATTCCAGCAGGCGTGGACGACTTAAGCTCAGCAAAGTGCCTCAAAAGACGTCCAGCGGTTGTACCGATCTTGGATAGCTCTGCGACGATGCCAGGAATGGAGTCTGGGTTACCGTCAGCGACAGCCCTGTTGATGAGCTCAACGCCAGCAAGAACACCCATGTCGTCATTGCGCTGAGATAGCCTGCCTAAAGACTCGTCAGTCAACAACCCCATAAGCTCACCACTATCCATAGACGAAAGCTTATCCTTAGCCTCTTTCAGGTTTTGAGTGGAGATGTAGTTCTCAGGGTTCTGAAGAATCTCAGATCTAACGCTGTCGTAAAGAACAGCCGTTCTGCCAGCTGTCTGTCTGATTCTAGCAGAGGCTCTACCCTGCCTGATAGCCTCCTCAGCATTCTTAGCAACCTCAGACTCATTGAGTGCAACCTGAGAATTGATAGGCATAGAGTCGTACGCAGCCTTAGCCTCAAGGTCTGATTCGTACTTCACGCCAAGAACCGCCTCTGAGTAAGCTCTAAAGCGCTTGAGCGCGGCGTCATACTTAGGACCGCGCTTTACTCTTTTCGCTCTCTGCTCTTCTGTTTCTGTGCGACCAGCAGTAACAACAGGGTCGTCGTAGTCAAAGTACTCGATCTCTCCAGTAAGGTACACGTTGTTCCCAACGATGACGGCATTTTCTGCAGACTTAATCGGTCTCCCCGATACATCGACAAATGTGTTATGCTTGAACGGATTGAAGATTGCCTTCACTCCTTCGTAGCTAATCTCTGACATATCAGTGCTAACCAGCTCACCATCAACGCTGGCCATAGGAAACTTGTTCTCCTGGAAGGTGACAATCTTGTTTCTAGCCTCTTGATTCACATTCATCGTGACGTTAGATACTCGAACGACTGGAGCGTATTGCAAAGCCTCCCCAGTCGCTGTCTTGTCATGAATGGTCTGCACTGGAACTCCAGTGTTTTTCAACACATTCAGGTTCAGTCTAACGCCAACCTTGTCTCCGATCTCAGGGGTCTTCCCTTTGTTCATAACCCTGACAGAGTTTCTGTCAGTCTGAAGTGCTTGATCAACAAGCTCCTGTGTAATCTTACCTTCACCTTTCAGGGCGAGTGCTTCTGTATCAGACCTGTCTCTAAACAGTCTAGAGTCCTCGGCATTTACCTTGAGTCCTGCGTCACCAAAGTCAAGAGCCAGTTGCAATCTGCTCGAAGCTCTTCCTTCCATTTCGACCTCTTGCTGGGCGCTAATCGTTCCGCCTGTGGATGCGATCACCTCTGGTGCAGGGACATTTATGCTTCGTTCGACAAGCCTGTTGACCTCTTCCTGAGCCAAATTTTCCGACACACCCTCTTCTACACTCAAGTTTCTGTACGACCCATCCTCCATGATCTTCTCCATAATTGGATGCCATGGTGTGTACTGGTCTCGTTGAGCTGTCTCGCTATCAAGGTCCATTCTGAACGCAGCGATTTGATCAAAGGCGTACATCATTTGCCCAACCTGAGCAATGGTGTAGGGATTGTCTGGGTTTCTTCTGTTGTGGTCATTTACAAACGCCTCAACAACTTTGTATCTCAGTTTCTTTGCGTCCTTATCAAAGTTTCTACCAGACATGGGGTTAAACATATCCGCCAGCAGATCTCTTGCTGATCTGTTTCCAGCGTTAGCTTCTGCAAGCAAAGCCTTAACTAGCGTTTTGGTGTGTGCTTTTGGCGAGACCTTTCCTTTAAGAATCTTCAGCATCTCCGCCCTGTTTACCGTGACAGTCATTCCTCTTGGAACACCCACCTCGCCAGTAAACACTCCCATGTAGTCCATGAAGTGAGAGTCTTGTGTCAGGAAGTTCTGACCCAATGCCCCCATCATCGTAGCTGCAAAAGATCCAATCTTTGGTGCGCCAATCTTTCTTTTAGACATCTCCTCAGACGCAACAGGAAGGTCGCTCTTAATTTGAGATCTCTGAGTCATGTCTTGAACAAATCCATCAGCATCAAACTTTCCGTCAACAGACAAGTACCTGTTAAAGAGATCGTTGACAGTCTCAAGAGTGGCGCCAATGGTCGTCATGGATGCACCACCAACACCAATGTTTGATTCAGCGAACTTTCTACCCGTTGGCAGGTCAGCAGCCTCTCTTTGCTTGTCAGTTGTCTTTAGATCATCGATCAAGCTCTTCGGGATGAAGTCAAATGGCTTTCCTGGGATGTAGTTTCTCTTGAAGTTAGCTATGCAGGTGTGAAGGATGTTCATAGCCATCCGCATGTTCGGTTCAGCTGGCCTAAACGTAGACGTGGCTGCAACAAGAACATCTAAGATCGGCGAGAACTGCTCAACAGGAACGCCAGGGAACTCTGCTGACAACTGTGACAAATATTTTTGCTTAGCCCCTTCATACCCGCTAAAGAAGGTTTCTGGGTTTTCCATACCCAGCTCTTCCATCAGTTTCAAAGAGTATTGAAAGTCTGCAGTCATAGACTTTACGATTGCCTCCTTAACACCCGAGTTCTCATCCTCAAGCAAAGCAAGCTTTTCTGAGGATGACATGTCTTGAAAACGGATGTTCTTACCCGTGGCTTCCGCTACGGCAGCGTTGATCATTCTAGCACTCTCCATAGCAACAAACTGATATGTCGTGCTCTTTGCCTGCTGCTGCCTTTTGTCAATCTCTTTTTGAGTAAACCCTAGCATCTTCATGGCCTCAACCTTTAATTCATGGAAGCCTTTCAAAGAGAGACCTTGAAGATCAGAGGTGTTGAGATCGACAAGGATGTCCCCAGCCCTAGACATGTCGATGAGTCGGAGAGACGCTCGTTCCGCAGCCTTATCGTCTCCAAAAATGATGGACTCAGCGTCTCTGAGTTGATCCATGGTGAGCGTTCTGATCTTGCCTACAGCGTCAATAGCGTCATCGTACTCGATCTCCAAAGCATCAAGAATAACAGCGAAGTCATTACCAACGTATGGCTGAAAATCCTCTTCGGTGTTCTTTCTTTGCTCTCTCACCTTAGCAGAGAGCTCGTTTTGGTATTTAATCCTGTTTACCCTACGAGCTTCGGCTTCAGCCATTTTTTGACCCTTAGTCTTTGGTGGCTTGAGGTTCCAGTTGATCATCCTGTCAGCGTCAATGAACATACCAGTGTTCTCACCTCTGATGATCTTAACATTAGCCATTCTTTTAGGGAACTGGCCGTTGTTCGTAATGTGATTCCAGTAGTTGATGAAGTCCCACTTCCCTCTGAACGTCTTAGATCGAACCCTTGAGATGTTTGTGTGCTTGTTTGCGTGGCTGTACGTGACCTCAAACTCACCTTCTGCTGGGATGTCTTGAGGCATCATCAGTCTACCTGAGGAACGACCCTCTGCACCAGAGTCAACCATCTCCTTCACAGAAATATGAGAGCCGTCTTTAACCGAATTGGCAAAGGCAGTTACAATCTGTGCAGCAGAGCTGTCAGATGAAATTACAAACTTGTTGTTGGTGGCAGAAAACAGGCTGTTAAACCACAGCTTGACGTTTCCAATCAGTGACTTTTGAATGTCTGGGTTGGCTGCAAGAGCTGAGATCATCTCTGTAATCATCTCGTCCTGTGCAATCAACATAACCTTATCTTCGCCATAGCGCTTCGCGTATCCGTTGGCCCGAAGATTTTTAATGTATTGCTCATACTTGACCTGAGCTCTAGTGACAACAGGGCTGTTCTTGCCTAAGATTTCTGCAAGCTCTCTCGCAAGTCGAGCACGCCCTGTTGGATTCATCTCAGCGAGCATAGGGCTGATTGCAGTGTGGATAACCTCCTCAAGAACCGTCTCTTCAAAAGTCTTTTTCTTCTGCAGGCCAGTGTCAGTCAACATGTTCGTAAGGATGTTGTCTACAGAGATGTGAATGACTCCATCGACGACATACCCGCCTGCATTTTCCTGGAACGCATCCATAGACTCCTTTGAGTGCATACGAAGCTTGAGGCCTGGGTGAAGTGCTCTCAATGCCTTTAGAGCGTTGGTCAAGAACTTTCTTTGCTTCTCGTTGAGACCGCTGAGGTCGTCTTCTGAAATTTCAAATTCACCGTTTTCGTCTGAAGTGTACTCATTGTACTTTCCTTCCAGACCCCTTGTAGAGGTTCCGTCAACCATGACAGTGTTCCCTTCAACAAACTGATCCTTGCTAATAGCCTCGCCCTTTGAGTTTTGAAAGGTTTCGGTCAAGGTCATGTTGAACTTCTTGACGTTCCCGTCTTTGTCTTTAATGGCAGAGAAGAAGTCTGTCTCAGCCTCAGCGTCGTTTACACCTTCTGCAAACAGCTGCATGTCACCATTAGCTTTAACCAACCCCTTCTTGTGAGCTACAGTTTCTTGTTCGAACATAGCAGCGAACTCCTGTGCTTGCTCGACAGTCATACCCTCAACAAGAAAGCTATTCTCACCGTTCTGGTACTTACCTTTGACTTCGTGGAACACCAATCCCTGAGACTCCAGCCACTCTCGGGCCTTTTGGTTTCTCGCTTCGTTCTCTGCATCACTGAGCTCAGCCCTACCCATCGGGTTTTCAGCTGTCAGAACGGCAAATTCATCAGAAGCAAAGATAGAATCAATCTCTTCTTTAGTCAACCCTGAGTTCTCCATGTTCTCGATTGCTGTGGCAATCCAGGAGTCGGTCCTTCTTGCTTTCGATTCTTTGACCCTTGTGGCTACAATATCACCAGCAGCTCTCACGTCACCACTCTGTGTGACTGGAAGCCCAAACATTCCGTCAAGGTGAGCAGCTGCCTGCATAACTCCTGACAAGTTCTCGTCGGTATTGTCTTCTGCAAGTCTCTTTTCTGCTGCCTCTAGGTCCTGCCTAGCCTTCACTGCAGCATCGTACTCTGCTGCGGCCTGGTCTCTTGCTTCTCTAGCCGTTCTTAACGCACCTTCATCAACGCTTTGCCCGTTGGCAATTCTTTCTTCCAGGATTGCTACGGCATTTTCAGCAAGTGTCTTCTCGGTTGTCAACCTGTTCTCTGCCTCTTGGCGAAGCATACCGCGAGCGACGTCAAGCTCATCTTGAGTCATCTCTGTAGACTCACCCTTGTGCTGATTGGTCAACTCGGTGCGCTCCCTTACTAGCTGTTCAAACGCGGCCTTGTGAACGGCTGCTTGCTCAGGGTTTACTGAGCGCTGGAACTGTCTGTACGAGTTCTCGATTTTGACATCAAGCTCGCTGATCTTGTTAAGAACATCTGGGTGTCTTACAGCTAGCATATCGTAGAAAGGTCTGTTAGCTTCAGCCTTCTCTTTGATGGTCTTCTGTGTGTTCTGGATCTGAACCTCAATAGCTCTTCTTTCTTTTGAACCAGGCTCAAGGTCCCTTGCTTGCTTCTCAAGATTGGCCAAGATATCTCTGGCTTCAAACTCTGCTTGGATATTGACCATGTCTCCACGAGCAAACATAGCTGCGCGTGCCTGACCGAACTTAGTACCGCTGTACTCGAACACACCACCAGCCAGAGCACCGACAATAAATGAGTCAACCACTCCGTTAACAAACTCATCTGTATTGAGTCGTTTGCCAGTGATCATAGCGTTACCGATCATAGTTGTGGCTGTGGTAGCTACCTCCTCCAACCCCTCTGTAAGCCCAGAGAGACCGTAGTGCTTAAGCATGCCAGTAGCCATCTCCTTGGTCATGATTCTTCCCTGAGCCCTGGTAAGAGCGGTTGCGCCGCGAAGGCCTTTTTCTGCAGCTGAGGCTGCTCTACCGAAGATAGCGCTACCAACCAAGGCAAACGCAGTCTCAGATCCGCCAACAAGCATTGAAGATCCAAGCCTTTGTAGATCGTTTTCAAAAATCGGGGCCTTTCCGTGGGCAACAAGGATCTCATCATCAGTCTTTGTGCTAGAGAATTGATTTATCCCTGATGAAACACCTAGAAGGCCAGCGCCAACCATAGGCAGTCCTACTGCTGAAGACGCTACAACCAAGCCAACGGTAGGCAAGGTCTCGGCCAAGCCAACAGCAGACTGTCTAAATCCGTTGTAGATGTCTCCGTTAGCGAAAGACTGACCGATTCCCATTGGAATCACGGTCATCTCGGATCTCATCTTCTCCGCTTCGAAAGCGTTTTCCCTTCTGACCTGTGCTGCAGTATTCCCTCCTGTAAACTCATCTTTGACCGATGCGTACAGATACTCTGCTGGGTTGACAACCAAGTCAATAGTCCCTTGATAGAGTCCGCGTGCCATGTCACTAACAAGCCACTTCTCGTTGTATCTGCCGTTGCCATCAAGATCAAGGGCAAGGCCATGCTGGAAGAACATGTAGTCATCAAGCTTGTCGATGATATCTTGATCCTTGTCGTCTCCAACGGTGATGCCTTCATCACCGAGAACCCCCAAGAACTCCTGCTTATACTTACCGAGCTGCTCTCTCTGGAATTTCTGATTTACTCGTCTCAGACCAACAGCTCTAAGAACTTCTTCGTAGTCTTCGTAAGACATTCGAAGGCCTTCGATTTTGGTTGTAACCTTTCCGTTACCATCCAACGATGAGCTTTCAATAGGATCGAACCTGCCTTCGTAACTGCCCATTTGCAGTTCTTTCATGCCGCCTCCAGTCCACACCCCTCTTGACTTGAAATCACCTATAACATCAGAAATGCCGAGCTCCCTAGCATCCTTCATCAATGACATGGCCATATCTGCTGGAACGGTAATCATTCTGTTAGGGTCATCACTGATATCCCTACCGAATTGATCAACACCCATATCCATGATGGCATCAAGACGCTCACCTGACCACTCTTTCCACTGGTCAGAGGCCATCCACATCTTGACAGCTTCACTGTGTTCGTTCTGAACACGCTCTCTAAAATCGTTCGCTACGACTCTAACGTTGACTCCAGTCTCTTCGTAGAGATCTAGAGACGTGACGAGGCTCTCTCTAAACGCCTCCTCCTCTTTCATGCGCTCTCGATCCTTCACGGTGGCTTCTAGCAGTTCACGCTCCATCTCAGCCCCCTCGTTGTATTCTTCACGAAGAACGCCGTTGACGTATGTTTTGCCCCCGTATCTCTCTACCTTGTCTTCGATCTGTAGGTCTTGCGGTTTGTGCTCTCTGGCCCGCCCCTGAAGCTCTGTTTCGTAGTTGTTTAGAGCTTCGAAGTCAAAGTCACCCGTTGATGGGTTGTACGCCTCCCTGTAGATATCCAACATATACTGCGGAGTCTCCTCTGGAAACAAGGAGGCCAACTGCTCGTCTGTTAAATCTGAAAGAGACTCTAAGACCTGACCAGAAGGGTCTTCTGGCTGTTCTTTTTTTTTTAGACCTGTAGCGTACTGGAAGTCCTCTTGAGAGAACTCCTGCTCTCCGAGAGCACCAAAGATCTTTTCGTTGTAGTCTGCATCGGTGCTAATGCGCTCGGCAAAAAGTTCTTTATCCCATCCGCGATCTTCACCACCAAGAGAGGCGTAAAGGCTATCAATAAACGACTCCTCCTCTACTACTGGGGCGTTCTCTGGGTTGGGGTTTTGATTCTCTTCCATTTAGTTTCTTGGGTTGTATGGGTCGTACAGTTCTCTATTAGCAACCTCTTTGTTGTTGTACATCTCTCTGAGCTGCTCAACAACCTTGTCTACATACATGGTGATTGCTGTAGCTCCTTCGATAGGTGTTGACCCTTCGAACTCGTCTACAGCTGTCTTCACGGCATTTCTCATTGGGTCCGCTGGAGACATGCTCTCCACGTCGCTCATGGTTTTTACAAGCTGCTCTCTAATGGTGTTCAAGGTACTCTCTAAATCGACTCCGCCGCCAGAAAGAGGATTAACCTTTGCAAAAAGTGGCTGGATAAATCCCATAGCCACATCTGATGGATCCATGCCTCCCCTCTCCGTGAGAGAAGGCGAGTAGAGCTCGCGCTTACCTCTAGTAGGCGCATCCAGAATCGGTCCGAAGACAGGCTTCCCGTCTTCCCCAAGCATTCTGTTTCCCTGCAGGTCGAGGTAGTAACCCTCCCATTGCATGGTCTGCTCGTTAAATTGCTGGCCCTCAGTATCAACTCCCCCCATGTTAAAGATTCGGTCTTTCTCCTTCAGACTTTCCACGTCATCGGTGAGCTCAAAGTTGTTGTCGCTGAACCCATCGGTGATTGCCGATTCAAGGGCTGATCTCTGGTTAATTACATCTGACGATCCAGCTTGAGAGTAACTGTCGTAAGTGGCTCCAAACACTTCTAGGTCAGCGAGGAACTGCTCGTAACCTCCATTTCCGCTCTCCTCATCGTAGAATCCTGATTTGAGTTTTTGAGCAAAAACATCTCTATGCTTAGCAAATCTCTCCACGTCGGATTCGGCCCAGTTGTCATACTTCAAGCCGTACAAGCTTGCCATCTGCTGCTGCCGAGTAGCATTTAGGTTTTTGTGTTGCTCTACCTGAGCTCTTACCTCTTCAGGAGATTTGTTGGCTTTGTCGTTTACGCCTAGCTGATCCTCCAGTTGTTGCTCAGCGGTTTGTTCAGAGGCCTGTTGAGCGCCCTCTACAGCGATCATTCTTCCGCCTCCCCCTGGGTTTTTTGCAAACGGAGCCATTCGACCACGTTTCGCAACGGACCTAGGTGTGGTTCTTTCCAGGATGCTCATTAGTCAAACTGAGGTTGATTGAACACACTACGAACGGCGCTGTACAGCCCCATTAGATCTCGCTGAGAAGGTCTCTTCTTTTTGGAGATAGCGTCCTGAGCTTTATCGATTTTAGATGCCTGTTGAGGGTTGAGGATGTATTCACCACCAGTCATCTCTCCGATCTTAGCCCCTTTCTGTACGATGTCGATAGGGTTTCTTTTGTGACTAAACTCGCCAGGGGTCTTCTTTACCTTAGCGCCGTTCCTAGCCTCACCGCCAAACCTGGCGTCAAGCAGGCTAGACCCCATGCTCATAATGGACTCTCTCTGAGCGTCCTTAGCAGCTCTTTCTCTGAGAGCAGCCTCTCTACGCTCTAGCTCTGCAGCCTGCATGTTCTCTTCGGCTGTAGCCTCGTCTTGCTCAGCCCCCACAAGCTTTCTCGCTGCAATCTTCTTATCCATCTCAATGTTTTTAGAGAGAGCAGTGTCTTCAAGACCTGCCAGCTTGCTTTCCGATTCAATCTCTCTATCCAAGTCGGCTTGTTTGGCACTCTCTTCAGCCTGTGCGGCTCTTTGCGTAGTTCCAGTGATCCCAGCTGCCAAGGCTCGCGGGTCCTGTGATAGCGCAGAAAGCTCCATGGCCTGTCTGGCTGCGATACCAGAGGTGTCCGTTCTTTTCTTTCCAGCTTGCGCTAGATCTCGCTGCGCTTGAGATACCCGTGCGTCAAACTTACCTGCTTCTTCTTGAGCGTAAAACTTGCTTTGCTCTTGCTTAGCCTTAGCCTTTAGCGCTTTCTGCCTGAGCTTGTCGGCGCTGGCCGTCGCAGCGTCTTGTCTTGCGTACTGACCAGCTGCTCTTGACCGTAAGATATCACCAATGAATCCCATACTATTTCGTTTGTTCTGCGAATTTACAAAAAATGCCCTTATCAGGTGTCAAGTCCAGAGTATTCGTAGTCAACGTTGATTGCATGGAGTTCAAAATCCCAACCAACAAAAGCCGCTGACTCTAACGTCAGAACACAAACTCGACCTCTAAGGCTATCACCATCAATGCTATCTGGGTATGCAAGGTATAGATAGAAGAAGATAGGGCTGAAGATTGCTGGGGCAGCATCACCGCTAAGCGTGATCGAGTTACCTGATGTATCTCCTTCGTTACCAGAAACCCTTACAGCATTCTCTTGACCCGTGTAGATTTGCGCTTGACCGTTTACAATGCATGTAGGTACAGGGCCGTTATACCCGATGAGTACAGCCTCTTCGTTGAGCGCTGTTGACACTTGAGACATGTTATCCAAAAGCACCAACTTGCCTTCGGTGGTGTACTCGTCTCGTCTACCAAGGAAGACGATATTAGCTGAAGATCCTGAATCAAATCCTCCAGACCGACTCGCCCTAGGGATGTCAGTGTATCTAGCCCCCTCTTTAGTCAAAAACTTACTGCTGTCAATGTATGAGTTCTGAGATTCGTGGATGACTTTTGAGTCTGGAAAGGTTGTAAGAAGCGCGTTCCATTTCGGAAGAGTCGTCTCTAGAGAGAGGTTCTGAAAGATCTTGTTTCTAGAAGGCTCTTGGTTTGACGCCACAGTCAATGTCACTCCCTTCTGCTGACCATAGTAATTGCATTTGTCTACAGTAGATGTGTGACGCCACGCCTGACTCGCTGCAGTGTTCGTGCAGGTGATCATGTGGTTGTCTACGTAGGCGTAACAACTTGGCGTAAACGAGTATCTCGTCTTCCAGTAGTCACCGTCTGCAGCGTATGCAATCGTTTTGCTAGGCATCAGCTTTTGGTTGTTGTGGTTTCTCTACTATCTTGTTTCTCGCTATAAGAGCACAGGCTTTGTGAGTGAGCTCGCGCCATAGGATCGTAGTTGTCAGCCGCAGGATCCATACATCCACACGAGACATCTCCCTCAGGGAAGTCCTCACATAGAGGGTACTGCTTCTTTGTGGTAACAGAGTCGGTCTTTACGTCCCCATCAGGCGTCGGTGTAAACCCAGAAGGTGGGTTGTAACCTTCACATTGTTGAAGGAAGGCCTCGTCAGTCGTTAGTCCGACAAGCTCAAGAGCGACATTTCTGTCATTTGATGTCGCAACGCCGTCGCCGTCAAAGTCAATTGCATTGGGGTTGTCGTAGACACCATCGGTAGCGGTGGAGTACATTTCGAGAACTTTCTGAAGCGTAATCTCATTCCCATCTAGAAGGCTACAAATGTTAGGGAAGTCGCCAAAGCCAGGGTTGCCCGTGCAATCGTATATCTCATCTGAGATGGTAAAGTTGTCTGCAATGCAAGCATCGTTGAACGCACTCATAAGCCCAGGTAGGTCTTCGGAAAAATTGAGCGCACCGTCGCCCGTGGTGTCGAAGTAAGCGATAATCTCAGGGATGGTGCAGTTAGCGAACGCTGTCCACTTTGATCTAAACGCGCCCCAGCGAGGGCCATCTTCGTTAAACCCATCATTTACGTACCCATTGACTGCCGCCGTCAGAGCACCAGAAACGTCCTGTGCATTAACAATTCCATTTCCGTCATCATCCATGGCGCATGGGAACGCAGCTGGACAGCCGCCAGCAGGGTATTCACAGCTACCATCATCGTTAGTAGCTTGAGAGTTGTAGTTCGTTGCGGTTGGATCGGTACACCCAAAGACAATACACGATCCGTCGTCTTGCGTCGCTGTGGGGTCGTAGTTGTCAGCCGCTGGGTTCGTGCAACCGCTGATGATACAGCTTCCGTCATCCTCAGTGGCGGCTGGATTGTAGTTCGTGGCATTAGAGTTGGTGCACCCAGTGATAATCCCAGTGAAATTGCCATCGCAATCGTAGTCAGGATCAGGGAATGTGCAACTTCCGTCGTTCCAAGTAGCGTCAGGGTTGTAGTTGCAGGCTGTCTCGATAGTGCATCCTGCCACACCGCCGCAGTCCCTGTTTTTCTGCATTTTGTAAAGCCTGTCGGTGATGACAGAGAAAACTTCAGGACTAGCGTTGTACCAATTAGCGCCGTACGCCGTCTTAAACGGCGCTGGACCCAGCTTTGTCTCGGGGTGTCCAAGCCCATTTCCTTCGGGTTGAACGTTGGTGAAGTCCATAAAGTTTTGGTAGAGAGGATTGGTCCATAGCCCTATCACAGGAGTTGTTGTCTCTCCCTCAACAGGATCGTACTCAAAGCATTCAGGGAGAGAACACCATTGCCTAATAAGCGCAGGGGTGTTTCTGACGTTCCCGTAATTGGTTTCGTTGTACTTCGTCGTTGCAGTCAGCTCTTGAATATATGTGATGTCTCTACTTGCCTCTCCGTTGCTAGTGCTGAAGTTAGTGGCAACGTCTGAAGGGCATTGTATCGTAACGAAGCTCGTGTTGGTTTGAGTCCATCTCAAATCATTAGTGACTGACAACTTCTCTAGCGCGTTAGAGTTGGTTGACGCATACCACTCGTCGTTAGTCTCAGCTCCTGCAGGCCAAACGTTAGTGCCTGGGAGGATACGACCAAATCCGCTGCTTTCAGAGCCCGATTTATCGTCGGCGAAGTTATACGTAAGCGTCAGGTCTTTACACGTAAGTGTTTGGAGCTGAATACCACCTTGAGAGAAGCCTAGCGCATCTTGAGTCTGACTTAGAATAGATTCATCCAAGACAATTTCAGTCTCACCGCTCAGAAACGCACCGTCGATGTTTTCTGATGCAACCATTGGAGCTCCGACGGGTATAGGATCCCCTGCATCAGGTGCAGCACCAAAAATGATTTTTACGTTTTCCGATGGCAAGATACCAGAAGTCTCTATGAACAAAGTCTTTGTGAAGGTTCTATTGTTGTTGTTTGAGTTGTATGGCGGGTCGGTGGAAAAGTATACTGGGTTCTCCAGAACCTGCCCCACTGCAGGGAACCCGATCGTCTCTACAATGTTGTCGTAGTAAATGTAGAAAAACCCATCCCACTGCCCTGTTCCAATTGGCTGAGCGAAAGGAGCAGTATCAGCACTTTGTCCTGACTCGTAAACCTTCACGTATCGTGGTGGTGTATTCGTATCACTGCTGGGGATGCTTACAGATCCTGAGATCCCCACAAAGTCAGTTGTCTTTGAACATCCATCGTCATTTGAAGCCGCAATTGTCAACTGCGCTGCTTCACCAATGGTGTACTCTGCTGATGGAGTCCAACGGAGTATCAGCGTTTCGCTTTCACCAGGAGCAATGGTCTGTCCGATAACGTCTGGCGTTGGCGATGGCGAGGTAAAGAAGAATAGCGAGAAGTCGTTAGAGTACGTAACTCCGTTGAAAGCTACATCCGTAATGGTGGCCACCCCGTCACCAGTATTCGTTACGACAACACTAACGTTGTATTCCACGTTAGGGTTTCCATCCGCATCGACTTGATCTTCAGTCAAGCTATTGGATCCGAAGGAGAACGATGAAGGGTCGAACGAAAGGTTAATTTGATCACAACCCTCAACCACCTCTTCGTATTCGCAAGATCCGTCATCGACAGTTGCGAAAGGGTTGTAGTTCAAAGCGGTAGGGTCTGTACAACCGTAGATTGCCGTTTCTGTCGGACCACCGTCATCGCCCCCTACAACATCATCAGGCACGTCTTTAATCGTGATTAGATACTCCTTTGTGAGTGGGTCGTAACCACCTGGAATCCTGATGTCAGAGTAGCCAGACATGCTTGAGGTCTTAAGCGCATCTTCAAAAGCTCTTCTGAAGAAAGCTGCCATGTTCTTGTCAGAGATGGTTGTTACACCTCCTCCTGGCTGGTACTTGTAAATCTTGCCAAGCGTCTTATGGGCAAAGAACACAGCGTTCTCAGGAGTGACAGCGACCGACTCGGGGTTACCGTCGCATCCAGCTCTCAACCCAAAAGTTCTTGCTGTTCCGAGTACGTTCGTTGAGGCGACAACAGTGTTCGCCCCAGAGGTATCAGAGAACAAGGTCTTGCTGGCAGGAACCATACTGACTCTCTCGTTTTGGATCACAAGGATGTCACCAGATTCGTTCATCATGTAGTCAATACCGCCAAACTCCTCGTTCAGGTCCTTGTAGTTAGACAAGGCGTAGTTGAATGACGAGTACTTGATCTTTGTCGCTTCAGGGTTGTTGAAGTCTGAGTAAGTAATCGTAGCCTCTCTTCTGCTCTCTTTCGCTCCTGGAAGGTATGCGTTAGGCCTTCCGATGAAAGAACTGTCTCCGTCGATCAAATCAGAGGCGGTCATCGACTCTGCTGTTACAGGAAGGAAGTTTGGAACTGATGGGTTTGTGCCTGCTGGTGCTTCAGGGTCGGTGTCTCTGATTACATCTACAAGACCTGACGGCGTGACGTTTATGGCGTATACATCCTCGTTCCCTGTTTGCTTCTTCCTTATGTTCATGGCGATAGGCCTCCACCACGTATCACCCTTAGTGACAGTGAGTTCTGAAGGGTACAGCACACCGTTTTGAACGAAAGGAAGGTAGTCTGCTCCAGCAGGTGTGTAGGACTGATCAGGGATTTCGTAGTACACAGCAGTCTCTGACTTCTTTTTTGCAGGCGAGTAAATCTCTATCAGACAGTTATCACCCCAGAAGTGTTGGTCCTGGTTTACATCCTCGTAAGAAAATCCTCCTGCAAGAGGGTTGTTTCTAAGAACCAGGAACTGCCCTTGGAGCCAGTTTGGAGCTCTGTTCTCGGTTTCAGGCCACAGCGGGTTTTCAAATGGCCCAAAGTTCTTGACCTCAAGCACGTCGAAATCAATCTTGTTTGGGTACACCCTTTCATCGCCCTGAGCATACGAGATAACTCTCAACCTATCTCCACTCTTGTACTTGTAGAGATTGAGCTCCCCTTCTGGTCCTCGCGCACCAAAAGCACTAGTGTAGGAGATTGTTGACTCTTGCAGGTAGTTCAGAGAAACGTAGATAACAGAAGACCCTCCAGCATCAGCTCCTGCAGCAAGATATGCTCCTCCAGCCATGTGCTGAACAAAGGACTCAACTGTGCTGTTCGGGGCGTATACAAGCTTATAGTTTGTAGCCCAAGGGGGTGCAACAGTGTCTGAAAAGTCTAACTTAATCTCGACCTTTCCCTTGCCCTCGTTAGAACCTCTCTCAGTGTCTGAGTATCCTGGAACATATACCGTCGTTGCTGGGTTGACAAAGCCGTGCCTTCCTCTCTCGTCGTAATACACAATGCCGAAGTCGTGAAACGCATTGGTCTTGAATGTCCTGTCCTTAGGGTCTCCTGCGTCAATAATGCTATTGAAAGAGCTAGACTCGGCCTGAGTAGCTCCATTTCTTCTATTGTAGATCCTAATCTTAGTGAATCCTGCGTCGAACCTCGTGACAGTATTGTCTTGCCACGTATCTTGCACGTCGTAAAACTGGATATCTCTAAACGCAAGAAGCGGCCTGTATATTGCTGGGGCGTCTGGCGGTGTCCATGGGTCAGCAGGGTCGCCGTTTGTTTGCAAGCAAGTAGTTCCTACATCATCAGCCCCGAAATTGGTGAGGGTGATGTAAGGGTAAGGAATAATGCCAGGCATAAAGAAAGCATCTTGAGACCTAGCTGTCGTATACGAAGCTTGGACCAACGGTAAGAAACCATTTTGGTTAAGTGTAACACCGTTTTGGTTTCCAGTTTCGTTTAGGTTTTTCGCAGCAACTTTGGCAACACCGTACCCGCAGAACTCAGTGGAGTGGATGTTTCCGTTCCAGAACACACCTGTCATAGAAACGCCATGCTCGTTGTCATTGAACGTTCCAGCACCAACTTGCACAAATACACCGTCTTGAATCGTAGCGTTGTTGACGGTGTTGACAAGACGAGGTATCGTGCTGAAATAAGAGATAGATCCGAAGATGGAGTTGGCTCCCTCGTCAATCCTTCTCAACCCGCCTGGACCGCCAGCGCCATCTAAGAGGCTAAACTTAAATCGAGTATTGTTGTAGTAGTCTAGGTTATCTTGATTGGGCTTCGGCTGTCCGTCAAGACCTTGAATCCCCAACCCAACATACCCGTCATTGGCGCCGTTGCCTACATTTTGATTGATTGTAGCTCTTCCGCAAGCAAACCTAAAGTTGTCGCTAGGGTAAATGCTGTGCAGGCAAGCAAAGTTTTGGCGTGACGCCTCAGCCTTGTTTGGCCTATGACATATTTGCACGAATTCGTGAGGGCCATTAAATGTTGTAGTGGTTACCTCGATTCCGTTGACAGTACCCGTATTGGAGCCTGCATCTATATACTTGTTAAGGAACAAGTCCATCCCAGGTGTTTCGTTATCGACGTCTAGGTCGATTGTGCTACCTAGGTAATCAACTTGCGTTTGCACATTCAGAGCGCAATCTGGCCACGAAAGCTGCTTAACGTTTGTGCTAAGCTCTCTGATTTCAGGGTCTGCATACCTGAACAGAGTGAAGTTGATATCATCTGCCAAGTAAGCGTAATCTCCACCGTCAGCAACGTCTAGATACCTTTTCAAGCTGTCTCTGCCACCGTTTGGGCTTAGTGCTGGAGGTAGACTGCTTTGGTACTGGTCAAGGCTGAAAGACGGCTGACTTAGAAGGCTGTTGTTTAAGATAAACCAAGGGGAGTTGTCGTATACGGCGAAATCCCCGTTGTTGGTGAAAGGGATAGCTGACTGATACGGAAAACTCCCGTCTTGGAAGGTCATCGTAAGGCTTCTAGTATCTAGCCTTCTCATGCATGTAGACAACTCGATATCTGAGATGTCTTTCACAGCAAGTCTAACCTCAGCAGTTCCTCCTGATGACGGGGCGTCGGCTCTAGATACATTGTAGTCGCCTGTTTCGATGCTATCGTATAGCCATTCGCCTGTCCCCCAGTTCTGCTCAAACATAAAGTCAACCTCTGCTTTGTTCAACAGGGCGTATCCGATAGGAGCTCCATCTACTTGGTTGTACTCTGAGAAATCCCCTCCGCCTGCAGTGCCTCCAATCTCCGCGGTACCGAGGAGCTCAGACTTTCTCCCGATACCCATGACAAGCTTTCCAGTGGACTCTCTATCATAGAACCTATCAAAATTCTGATACCCCTGGTCAATAGACATGGTGGGGATGATGTCGGCAGAGACAAGCTCAAAATTCCCTAGGCCGATTGCTTCAAAATTCGTAACTCCAGATAAAGCTGCAGCCAGAGCGTTAGCAACGCGTTGAGGGCTGTTCTCTTGTTCAATGGTCTTTAGCGTAACCGAGAAGCTAAGCTGCCCGCCTGACCCAGCTGCTGGGATGATAAATGGGTTTGCAGCGCTAGTTCCTACAACAGCATCAAACGTCCTTCCGATATAGCTTTGTGAGCTTGTTTCCGCTGGCGGTCCATCTACAGTAGACCACCGAAGGCCCCTGATAACTCCCTCATTGTTTCCAAAGTAAGGGAAGTATTGCTGGCTGTCGTTTCCGTGGCCTGGAGCCCCTAAAAGAAACCCCTCCCCAGAAGCCTCTGGTGTTTGATACGTTTGATAGTGTGGGTCTAGGTTGTTCTGAGCAAACTGTTCAGTGTAAAAGAAGTTGTAGTTCCCTTCATCACCTCTAATTGCGTTTTGATGGTAAGAATTTCTTGCGTCGTAAAGGTGAAAGTTCTGTTGAGGAAGAACCTGAATTGTAAGGTTGATCAGAGTCTCTGGCTCAAGGTCTGGCACGCCAGAACAATCGATCTTATAGCTAGTGGCCTTGTTGAACTGGTGGCACGGCTGGCCGTTCGGAAGGAAGTTTGATCCAGGGATCTCCCTGATGATATCAGTGACCTCGATTGTTCCTGAAACAAAGTCATCAGGACGCTCAGCAAAGATCAATGTTGAGGTGCAAGAGACTGGCTGCTCATCAAATCCATCAACGTAGTTCCCATACATGAGTCGGTTATTGATAACCGCCTGTGCCTTTGCGATCTTAGGTAGCGCATCATACTGCTTGGCCACCTCGTTAGGATCGACTCCTGTAACAACCCTATCGTTGTAGAACCTGTAGATCAGTTCGTTTGCTGTATTGTTGGCTACATCGGCACCGTTATAGATTGTTGTTGTGTTGTCGTTGTAAGTGACTACAATGTTTTCATCCTTCTTGAACTCGTCAATAGCGAAGAAAAATCCATCGTTACCCTCTCTGGCAAGCAACCTGATCTTCTCGATCTCATCTCTGTTCTGAATGTTAGTATCAAAGTCGATCTCCAGAACATTATTCGCCGTGTAGTCAACCACCTCTTGAGCCCCTTGCTTGACAATAACTGGGGGAAACATGATGTCAGAGTATGGCGAGATAGCCGTCTCAACTCCGTCCTTATAGATCAGCTGATACGCAAACTGAAATCCTTTCGTGTTTACGAAGTTGCTGCTTGATCTACTAGAGTCGCCTGTAAACCTAGCCCCCAAGGTCTTGAGACCTAGCTTTGGGCAGGCAGTGATGAAGTCTGTTTCGTTAGGCCCCTCACCGAGTGGCGCGTCATCCAAGAGGCATCTGAAGACATTCAGCTTCTTTGGCTCACTTCTTCCATCAGTGAAGTACAAGATACAGTCCTTCTCGTATCTCTCATCGCCAGACACATCTGTCCTGTGGTTGATGTACACGACATCACCCTTGACGTATCCAAACTCATCGAAATTGAACTTCGTAGAGGTGAACACCTTTCTGACATACCCAGCAGTACCGTTAGGCAGGTTTCCGTATGGGTCGTAAACGTACACTCCGTGCTCGGCAGTGACAGAGCTGTAAAGGAACATGTAGATTACCTTCAGCCTCTCGTCTGTCACAGCGCCGATAACCTTTCCTACTCCCTGGCCCGTAGGCGTGAGGTACGGGATGGCTTCGTTTCCTCTTGCCGCCTTGATCACCCCCTCGTTACCTGTCTCTCCTTCTGAGCTGGTAATCAGTATGTTAAGGGCGTCAATCAGTCCTGTATTGGGTATAAGCCTTTCGTCAGCCGACTTATTCAGCTTCTTTGGTGTGATTTTATCCCTCATCAGTATTTAGGTGCCTGTCTGAAGTTCTTACGAATTACCTTGAGTGCCTCTTCTTTGGTGAAGTTTGACATTCTGGAATTCGCCTTTCTTCTTTCATTGTAATATTCCGCCTTAGCCCTAGCCTTTTCGTTTGCAGGCACGTTGCTCTTTCTTTCAATAATCTTGTAGTACATGTAGCTCCTCAGGGCCTCTTCCAGATACACATGAACCTCTGGGTCTCCAGCTCTTGCCTCGTCAGCGATGTACTCCAAGACAACCTCAGTGGCCCCAGTATTCATCTCTAGCTCGATCCTGTTTTGGTCGAGATTGATCCTGTACTCGCCTCTGGAGTAACCTCCACCAGCACCGTACAGTCTTCCTTCGCCTCCTTGGTATAAGTAGTTCTGAAACACGTAAAAGTCGAAGTCGTTGTCCTGAGCCTCTGATTCAGTTCCAGTCTTATCGTCAACCCTATCCTTGATTTTGTTTTCAGGGATGTTCAGCGGCGAAGCGTCAAACGTATCAGTTCTCGTTCCCTCAGGGTCGTCAGCTGCCGTCTCCAGCCTTCTAGAGTAGTTGATGTTTCTATTCTCATTCAAGACGTAGACAAGCCCGTCAGCACCCACCACACCAAGCTTAGACAAGTCCACGTAGTCATCTGGCAGGGTGACAGTTTGATTTGATTCAATGTCTCTTTTGATCGATTTGATCTTTTTGCTGAGATCGAATCCAAATTCACGAATGCCTCTCAAGGCGATATTTCTCAGAGCAATGTCTGATACAGAGCTCCCGTGGTCGTCGCCATCCAATGTGATGAGAAAGTCTCTAATGATCTGACTCAGCTTTACTTTGTTCATACTCATTATCTAGCGGCTTCTTCTTGTTTTCCGTAATCCAGCAAGTCCTGGTCTCTCAACCTCAAACCAATCAACTTAGCCATTTCATACACGATCTCTGGGAACATCTCCTCTGGGAGCATAAAGTCATAGGACGCGTCTGGATCAAAGACGTGTTGAGATGGGTCGTTTCCTGACTGTTTGTAGGCGTACGATGGGGAAAGGATTAAAGCCGTTCCTCGTACGTCGTAAGAGCCTGGAAGCCTGTAATAGACAATCTTAATGTTGTTGATTGTCGTCGGGAATACCTCGATGAGCTCGTGCACTAATGCCACTGGGAAATCCTCCGTTGGAGTTGACAAGTTGCTGTTTAGAAGCAAGTTCGCCTTCTCCATGTCGTAAACAATCTCGCACCTGTTGCCCAGTCTTCGAGCGCTAGACTCCCCAACTCTCCCATCTTGTAAAACAACATTCCCAGCTTCAATAGAGATGATCTTTGATAGGTCTTCTGGCTTCTTAAACAGATTGTTAGACTGCTGGAATGTATATGTCTTTACGTACATTGACAGGTCGTTCATCTTCAAGACCTTGCCGCCAAGGTACCTACCAACACCTTCAGACCTGTTTCTAGCTCGCCTTTCGTCAGAGAGCTCATCGAAGAGCTCATTGTAAACCTTCATCTGAGCCATGCCAGCGAAAGAGTTGAACGCCACAGGCGTAACAAAGCCTTTCTGTTCCTTGTTGGCTAGGTCTTTGAGGGCGCGGTATACTCGATAAACGCTAATCATGAAGCAAATATACGAAAAGAAAAACCACCCCTTTCGGAGTGGTTTCTCTCAGCTCTGCAGTGCTAATTATCCTAGCCTATCTAATTTTTCCTGAAGTGTGTCGAGTACCGAAGACCCTTTCTCAGTCAAGCAGAATCTCACTGCAATATCCATTGCGTCTTGACCGTGTGGGACGGAAACGATAAGTCCGTTTGAGTCGAACCAATACACGCCATCAGGCTTCATTCGAATCATCTGATACTCAGTAGCTTGCTTCAAGATAGATCTAGCTCTCACGCGAGGGTTGTCAAACGAATCAATAAAATCCTTTGGGTTCTTCTTGGCTACAGTGAGCAAGTTGTATCTGATCTCACTTGTAGGTTTGTTGATGTTGATTCCATAGAACAAGGCCACTGGGAGAAGCTCCTGGATATCCTTGTCTCTAACCATGGTTACAGCGTCGTTGAGCAAGAACTCTTTGTTCAGAGTGTCCTCAGCGTCTCGCTTGAGGTCAATCTTTCCGAACAACTTCCCTCCGTTCTCGGTGTTGCCTGGGTGCATCTCCATGAACTTACGCAAATTCGGCTGGTCCTTTCGAACGAAGAGTCTGCCTTCTCGGAAGATCACGGACTGCTTCAGCGCTTTGTCGCTTTGCTCATCGACGAAGATCGACGGCTCATTTGGGCAGAACCTGATTTCACGAACAGTATCCTTTTCCTCGTCGTAAATAGTAACCCCCTTCTGAGGAAGCATGTAGACGACTCCTGAAGGCTTTGTGGTCTTGAACTCAACGTTGGTGTTCTCAACAACCTTTCGCTTCAATGAAGCTTTTTTCTTGGCAGGAGCCTCCTTCACAACTGTTTCTGTTACAGCTGACTCAACAGCTTCTGCTTGTGGCTGGGCTTTAGGGCGCCCAGCAGGCCGCTTGGTTTGTGTAGACATGTTTGTATGAATTAAATTAAACGGTTGGCTTGTAAAGCTCATAGAGGTCTTGTGCAAGCTGCGAGCAGTTTGCTTCTCCGATATCTCTAGCGATGACACCGAACCTTCCTAGTGTAGCAGAAAAGCTGTCAGTGACTTTGCTTCCTGAGCTACCAAGTTGTTGGATGAAAAGGTTCCCATCTGTCCTTCCTGGTGTGTCTTCGTTAACCTTTCCGATAGGCTCGGTGGTTGATTTCGGCTCCTTCTTTTTGGCTTCTTGTGCGCTGTATAGGGTTGATTTTGATTTAACTTCTTTGATAACGGTTTTGAATGTAGAGTTCACTGTCAGCGCAGGGATGAACGCTACAATCTCACCTAAGTGGTTGTAAAGATACAAATTAAATTCTTTGTCTCTTCTAATGACAAAAACATAACAGAACTGCCTCTCGCCAACCTTGGTCTTTGACGACCTCTCTGGGAAGGAGTAGGGCTCTGTTCCGCTGGTTCGGTCTGAAGTCTTTGCTTTTGCAGGCTCTCCAGTAAGCCCGTAATGTCTGATAGAGAAGACGTCAGGAAAGAACTTTTCTGAAAAACCCGTAGTCTCTCCGCTATCGTCACCAAACAAAACACCAAACCCCTCTCCGCTAGATCCAGCGCCTGGATCGCCGATAACAAAGTACATTGTATAATCATCCTTGACTGTGAAGTCAGGCACGTCAAGAAACGAGTTTGTAGCAAACTGAACGCATGTCTGTGACAGCCCCGTCACGGCTGCCGTAGCGTCGGTTTGAGTAGTTACAGAGCCAGTCCCTGTGATAATGTTGTAAGTAGCACCACCAGTTCCAGCATTACGCCATGAGGCCGCCCCAACGGCCACAATATCTGTTCCGTCAATAGGGTACATGCTTTCGTGATTGTAATCAATCGTAGGCTTGTTCTCTCTACTGCCGAAGTTGACTCCAGCGATGATGTTTTGAAATCGGTTTCCTACGTCTCCTGTGCTCACCTTCTGAGACACTCTTTCTGTAGGTTGGGACTTTACTTTTGCCTTAATGTCTGCAACGCTTGCTACGACAGCCTCCTTAAACGACGATCTCTCGTCAACAGCGTCAAAGTACATGACATTTCTCCCATCTTCTGCAGACACAAATCCCATGATCTTTTGGATCAAATCCATCTCCTTTCCCACCTCACACGACAGCGTGACGTTTGTCTTTTCGATAGAGTCCCCAACGAAGAGTTCGTTTGACTCATACATTCCAGCGTTGTTGAACGTAATGTTGATCGAGCCTCTACCTGCTGTAATGAAAGAGATTTGATGTGCTGGAATCCCTAAGATGGGGATATCGACACCGTTCTCTGAGAACCTCTTCTCTGGTCCTACTGGTTCAGATCTTCTGAAGATGAAAAACTTCTTGCTTGTCATACTGTAGCTATTGTTACCGTAGCCCCATAAATAACCGTCGTATTTGACGCTGGGGATACTAGAATCACCAGGTCTTGAGTAGAGCTAGCGGTAATGTCGTTGATGTCAATGTTTGAATTAAAGGCTCCATTTGAAACTGTTACCGCCGTGGTGTCTCCTGTCTGGTAGTTGTAAGACTGAACTGCCACGGCGTTCAAAGTGGTGAGGCTGGCGTGAACCTGTACGTGAGTAGCCTTGTATCCATTAGGAATTTTAACAAACGCATACATGCTGTCAGTCGTGTCAAAGCACCTGATCCCAATCTCACCAGCGGTATCGTCTTCAACCTGAACAGGCCTACCTACGTTGTCATTGATTTGAAACTGATGAGGGAGCACCTTGATCGTCGTAGAGTCCCATGGGTCGGTGACAGGGGCTGGATTCTGAATTATGAGCGCATCTGATTGATCGTCAAAAACAGGGGCAATGGCAGGGTTGATGTTAATCGTCACGTCAGAGGGGCTGCTAAGCCTCTCTGCGTAATCCATAACCTTGATAAAAGCCTTCTCTCCAAAATTGATCTCGTCAGTCAGCGCAACCATGAAGGACTTCTGAAAAGCGTACTGCTCGTGAGCTACGGTGATGACGGTAGCGTCAACACCCTTGCTCCCCTTGAAGTAAAACTTAGCAAAGCCGCTTGTAGTGATCTCAATACCAGACAATCTAGACACTGGATAGGATGCAGAAGAGTCCATCTCTCCTTGAGTAGCGTCTGGGTTGAAGTAAAGATATTTCTTGCCAGGGTCGATCATGTAAAGCTACCGTCTAAGGTTGTCTCAATCGCTGTGATGTCTCCGTGGATGAAGTCTCCATTTGCTTCATCTGCGATTACGATGAACGCGCTTTCACCGAGAGAGATTTCTTCTGCAATGGCTGCCATGACCTCCCTTCCAGTGTCCGCGTTGATAGACAACACGATCTGAGTGTCTGCTCCTCGTGTCTCCACCATGCTGTCAAAGGACAGTGTGAGGTCTGTCCCGTCAGAGTTGATTTGCATGTCCGCCAATCTGTCTGCTGGGATTAGTGCCGCATCGTTTGGGTAGATGGTGGCATCGTACGTGTCGCTCTGGAAGAAGAGGAACTTAATCATGAACACAAATATACGACAAAGAAAAAGGGGCCGAAGCCCCTTTCTCGTCTCATACTATTTGATTACGCTGGGTTTGCGTTACCGTCTGCAACAATAGCCACCACATCATCCAAGTCTGGGTGGATGTAGTCAGACGTGTGATCGTCTGCAATAGTGATGATGTTGTTTGCGCCTTGGTTGATTGCCTCAACAATGGCTGTGATAACACCCTTTTCGTTTTCGTTGATAACGCTCAAATCGACATAGTCAACGCGATCAGCTGTATTTGAGGCTGGCTCAAAGTACAACTGGATTTCGTCGTCCACAGTGTCTGCAATCCCAACGAGTCTATCTACTGGTCTGTATTCGAGAGTATCCTCTCCATCTCTGTATCTAACAAATTTCATGATTTTAGTTTTTAAGGTTAGGCAGCAAGAGATCCAAGCGTGATAGCAGAAGCAGTGATATCAGAGTGAACACCTTCACCAGCAACGGCGTCATACACAACCACAAATGGGCTGGTCGAGCTGTTGATGGCATTGATGATCGCTTCACACACAGCAACCTCTGTTTCGTCAGCGATTGTCAAAGCAATAGAGTCAACGTCTCCCGCATCATTTGACCGTGGCTCGAAGATTAAAGTAACCGTCGTGTCACCAGTCTGCTTGATGGCAATGAGCTTGTCAACGCTGTTGCAGTAAGCGTCATTTACGCCGTCTTTGAAGTACAAAAATCTGTTCATAATGATTAGGTTTTAATAGTTTGACAATAGACTATTATCCCTTGATCATTACGTGCTGGTTTGCAGCGCGGGTGCAGAGTGCAACTTCAGATCTGTAGTGGAAGACAGCCTGGTCCTTACCAGTATCGCCGTTGTTGGTGTGACCCAAAACGCCGCCACCAGTTACCCAGTGCTCCATTTCACGAGAGTAGCCGTTAGCTTCCTTGTAGAACATAGCCAAAGCTGGAACGTTCACACCGCTGCGAGCATCCGTAACTTGAGTCAAAGGAACCATAGCGCCCTGGACGTAGTTAGAAGCACCCAAGAGGGTAGGATCATTCAAGAGCTTCCAGTCATGCTTGTGGAAGGTGTACCCGCCACGAGTGAACGACTTAAAGCCGAGCTTCACAGCCATGTCAGCGTCGTTGTTGAACGCACCGAACTGACCAGCCAAGCCTGCAGTCACACCAGTAGAGATACCGCTTGCGAGCATGTCATCGATAGCCAAATCTTGAGCTCTGTTCACGTACATAGCGTACTCAGATGGAGCACCCTGCTTATCGAGCTCGATGATCAAGTCGTCAAACTCAGCGAAGCTGTCCATTGGGTTAGACGCTGCGTTCTGAACAACTACACCTCTGTCTTCAATGGCAGAGAAGTAACCTTCAGAACCTGCTCTGTCCGTGAGAGGAGCGTCAGACAATCCAGAAGCAGCCTTCTTCTCACCGAAGAGGAGCATCATCTCTCTCTTGTCTTCGAAGCGCTTACGAGCCTCTTGCTCACCCTTCAAGTACCAGCGGTAGTTTCCACCACCCAAGTTCACCCAACCGATGTTGGTAGCTTGTGATCCGCTCACTTCGTAGCGATCTTTCACAATCATGAATGGGTTGGTGTACTTTCTGATACCCATGTCTTGGTAAGCGTGTGGCTGAGCTGTGCCCTGAGCGTACAAGTTACCAATCTTGAGGAGTGTTCCGTTAGAAGCAGTGATGTCAGCAGCGGCCACATCAGTTTGATCGAGCTTGTTGAGCTTAATCTGGCTGTAAGTAGCTGGCTCCGTGTCGAGCGTACCGCCTTCAATAACGATGAATCTCACTCCAGTGCTAGCGTCCATAACGACGTCGTTGACTTGGAGCTTGTCATTCAAGCCTGTGTCAGTGTCGTCGAGCTGAACGAAGTCAGCGCCAGAAGCATCGATGGTTGCCGCCGTGTAGCTGATTGTTTCGTGACGACGACCGATCTCCCACCAGTTAACCTCGTCAGACTGACCGCCTGAGTTGATTGCTCCAGTGAGTTTCAAAAAGCCTGTGATCCCCTGGTCGCCATAGGTTTCGACCAATTGATCCATGTGGAAGTCCTTGGTCGTCTTGACCAAGTTATCCAAAGTAGTGTAAGTCTCTGGGGAGACTCTGAACGACGAAGCGTTGGCAGTTGTGTTGCCTGCCGCTGTCGTAGTGTTATCGATATACGGGATGTTTGTACCCCGCGTAGATGAGAGATTACTCATTTTTTTCTAGGTTTTAGATTTTGAAAGTCATCTTGTTGCTGTTGTTGCTAAAGATGGTTTTGAGTTGCTCTGCCACTGGGGATTGTTGAGTCGGTTGTGCTTGTGGGTTCTGTACACCAACGTTCGCAGCTCTGTTGACTAGACCTCTCTGTCCGTCGCCAATGCCTTGATTGTACGCAGAGGAGATGATAGCGTCAATGTTGTCTACCAAAGCTCTGTGTGAGTTGAGTGTATCGAAATCCCAGTTGCCGTCTTCGTCAACGTAAGGATCGAAGTATTGATCAAGATTGACGTTTCTGTCGATCAGGCTCTCCCTGTATGCGTTGTCTAGACTAAATGTAAAGGACCGACCGTTTCCGAGGTCGAATTCCAAACCTTCGAGAGCGTCTGTCTCTCGGGCCATAGTTTGAATCCAATCATCATTGATTACATCATCGATTGAATCACGGTAGTCTGACTCCTCTGGGAGGGCGTACGTCTCTCGAATCTCTTCGATTGTTTCCCTAGCTTCCTGAGCGTCGATTTTGAGCTGCAGAGATGCAAGACGCACCTGTTCATCATCGTAGATGTCAGGGTTGATCTTGTACTTGTCGTTGACAAGAATTTCGATTTCGTCATAAGAAAGGTTTGGGTACTGTGACGCCATATCTACTTTGATGGCAGTCATATCATCCATTTCGGATGTGTCAAGAGACTGATACCTAAACCAATCTTCAGGGGATCTATTCGTGCTCTCCACGAACTCTACAATCCCTCGAACTCTGTCATCGAGCTGGTACTCTCCTTGCTCGGTATATGAAAGGTCTTCAAACGAGTTCACGTCACGCCCGAGCCTTTCGCTCAGGTAAGTGAAGATCTCTTGTTCAAATTGACCCTGGTCATATTCTTCTTGATAGCCTTCTTGAGGCTGTTGATATTGTTGCTCTTCATACTGCTGAGGCTGCTCTTCGAACTGCCCCCCTTGTTCGTACGAATCTTCCTGCTGTGGCTGCTCTACTGGTTGTTCAGTAGTTTCTGCTGCCATAGCTTCTGCGAGTTGCTCTGGAGTGTCAAAGAACTCGGCTTTTTCAAATTGCTCTTCCATTGTATTTAGTTGTTTTGTTTTATTCTGTGAATGCAAATCCCGTGAAAGTACCGTCAGAACTTACCGAAGTCCACCTCCCGTAAATAGTCTGCCCAGAAACCATGGTCAAGCCGACGTTGATGGTAGGTACGAACTCGTAGTATCCGTCACCAGCAGCTAGTAGGGCGTCGGCGTCTGCAAATCTCTTTCCCGTAGACGGGTCTATGTATGCAACCCATCCAGTTGGCGATCCGTCAGCGTCAGCAAAACCGAATAGGCCTGAACCTCTAACAATCACGTTACCCGCAACATTGCATGTGATTGCAGAAAAGTACCCAGTGGACGGTCTTCCATTGGTCGTATCCGTCTCGATCACATAAGAACTCTTGAGGTATTTGCTTGATGGATGTGCCACTCCCTATGGTTTGCTTTATGCCAAGTACAACACTGCAGCGTCAGTGGTAGTAGCATCTACTTCAGTAAATCTACCATATACAGTGCTACCAGGTGTAATCTCGATGGTTACAGCCACAGTGTCTAGCGCTTCGTAATACCCTGCGTCATTGTCAGCTGCTGTAAAGGCAACACCTGTGGTAGGGTCAATATGACTTGTGGCTGCAGCATTGCTAGCCCCTAGGTACTGATAGATTCCGCTACCCTTTACAGTAAATGTGCCAGCGCCAGCTAAGACATCTGTGTTTGTAATGGCGCAAATGATCTTACCTGATGGAGCGCTTACAGCTCCCTGATCTTCATCGATTACGATAATGCCTCCATTCCCTAAGTAGTCGCTTGGATGTGCCATGTCTTATGAAAGTGTTACAGCTGAGCTATCGAGTCCGAACACACCGAGTTCAACGATGGTGTCAACTCTCGTAGCGTAAGCTTTGATTGTCTGATCTGGTGCCACTGGTACGAAACAAAACTCACCACCAGCCAATTTTGCGAATACGTCGTTTGAGTTGGCGTCGTTGTACAAGTACACGTACTTCTCCCTCTCTGAGTCCATGTTTTTCACATAGATGTAAGCAGAAGTGAGCTTATCGTTTTCCTTGTAGACAACGAGTGCATCATCGTTAACTGCTGTGTGCAGAACCTTAGCTCTCATTAGGTATCCAGAATCTGCAGCTGCAGCCTGGACAACATTGAGAGCGACAGGGGTCGTCAAAACGTCACCGCTTGCCAACGCAAGTGTTGCTCTCAGAGTACCCATTAGGCTTCGAAGATGATGGCGTATTCTACAGTCATGTCCGTAGCTACGCTTGGAGTGTATGTAATATCTGCGTCTGTAGCCGTGGTGTCTGCATTCCAAGGGAAGAACATCCAATCTCCAGCATACAGTCTGCCGACCTCGGTGCCACCAACCTTAACCAGAACGTACTCAGTAGCAGTTGTAGCCGTGTTTCTGATGTAAATCTTGTGGGATTTGTCGTCAGTGTACGATGCTGCAGCAAAAAGAGTTACCTCTGTTGTAGCCGTGGTAGTTTTTCTTCCCACCCCAGAAGTTTGATCAAGACCAGTAAGCGAATCAGCTTTGGTCAAGGTTGATGTAGTGCTGAGCGAGAGGGTGTCTCCAGTCAGGTCCGCGCTAGAAAGCGTCAGTGTTGCAGTGGTTGTTGCCATTGTATGGGTTGTTTCGTTTGTGCAAATATAATCAAGAAGTAATTACCATTTTGACCTTAAAGATTTTCAGAGTACTCCATGAGATTACCATAGGTCAAGTCGTCAAGCTTTGCTTCGTCGGAAATGCCTGAGTCTGTGTAGAAAGAAACAGACGGGATATTCCCAGCCTTAGCCCAAGCAAGAGCCCCAGCCTCAGTTTCGAAATATTCTTCGATGCTGTCAATCCTTACCACGTATCCAGCAGTAATCTTGTTTCCTGTATCAGTAGCTATCCTTGCCATCAATAAACAGAGTAGTATGTGTTGGTGTCGGTCATGACGTTATCTCTGTCTGGCAGTGTCGTGTCGGACCATATAATTGCTTCTGCAAGGTAGCCCTGATATTGAGCTGCACCATTATCAGACCTTCTCCCCAGAGCCATCTTGAGGCTTCCGTTGTTAATTGTTCCGCTAGTTGGGAATCCAATATCTGTGTCAGCAGTATCTCCATTGACATCAATATCCCCCTCGTAAGGAGATGCGGAGGCGTAGTTTGTAACTATGTACTCCGTATTTGTTGATACTGTTGCGTTCGTATCGCTTCTGCCAAGTTGACCCCCACTGTATCTTGCTGAAATTCTGAGCTTCTGCGTTGCGCCAAGAATGCTGAGCTGTGTTACCTGTGTAGACGTAGAAGCAGACCACTGACTAAGTACTTGTTGACCAGTGGTTACAGTTCTAAACTCACCTAGATATGATATCAAGAGGTGGTCTCCGTTGTTAGATACAAACGTGTCCTCTAGCCACCTAGCTGTAGAGCTGAAATAAAAGTCTAGAGCTGGGATAGAATTGGTCGTTGTTGTGATTACACTGCCAGACGCATTCACGATGTATGGTCTAGATGCGGCTGTCGTATTAACCATGTGGTTACCGTTTCCGCTTTGGTCCCACCACTGGCTCACCCTGCCGTAGTTGCTGCCGCAGTGAGTTGTGAGCGCAGACGTATCTAAGTCGCCGTTAGAGTCAAAACCTATATCAGCTGTCGTACCAGACGAGTTCTCTACGGTGATAGCCGTAGTGGCTGTAGATGAAAGCTTTCTCAAGCTATAGGCTGCAACAGCACCCGCATGGGTATCAAGGAAGTAGTCTACTGGCACATCAACGCCTGCGACCTTGGAGATGTTTGCGACAGCGACTCCGTCAACCTTGCTGATAGACGACCAAGAAACTCCAGATAGCTTATCTATGCTCATGCCACAACAATCCAGTCAGACGATGGGTTGAAGTAAATCATGTTTGCCGAGGGCTTAACTACATACCCAACAATCCTAACAACATTTCCGCTCCCTGTAGGAGCTGTTGTCGTGACAGTTCCAGCAGTGGTGTTTAGATACACCTTGTCACCAATAGACGCTGACGTGAGCGTAGTAGAGACTCTCACCACCCCTCTTGCAAGGAGTTCGGCCCTATCCTCTGCGTCAGTCACCACCACGAGCATGCCAGAGCCACCAGCCTCTGTCGATGCATTGGCCGCTACAGAGGTAGCGCTACCCAAGTAATGAACCTCCCCAGCGTCGCCTGTAAGTGTGGAAGAGGAGTATACTGAGCCGAGTATCTCTGAGCCAACTGCGTAATTCCCAGCGATACTCAAAGCAGTCTTGGCACTACTGTTTATTCTATCTGCAGCTAGCTCACCCTCAACTGTTAGCTTTGTTCCATTCCACGTGAGGTTCGCATCACCCTCAATGGTGTCTGCATCTGTAAAGACTGCAAGCTGATCATTAGCTGGGGTCCCGCTAGTGTCTACAGTACCGACACTAGTCCAGCTCGTGGTACCACTACCGTTTGTTTGAAGAACCTGCCCAGAGCTACCGTCAGTAGCAGGGAGGTAGTAAGTAGTGTTTGACGTCAGGTTAGCAGGAGCCCTGAGGATTACGTAATTGCTCTCATCGACGTCATAGATAGCCAGCTGAGCAGCAGTAGCTCCTTGAGGCCTAAACGATGTAACGCCAGTGAGCGTATCGGAGTTTCCGTCAAGGACATTCCCCCATGACAGAGTGCCAGCCCCATTTGTTGTTAAGGCTTGACCGTTTGTCCCATACCCGTCTGGAAGGGTGAACGTAATATCAGAAGTCACGCTGAGCGGAGCCGACAGAGCAATAAAGTTGCTGCCTAGTACGTCAGTCTCATAGAGCTTGATCTTCCCAACGCCTAGACCTCCTGCACCGTCAAACTGAATGTCGTCTGACTTGAGGATGATGGCTCCTGTGCCGTCAGGGTCAATGGTGATGTCGCCGTTAGAAGCAGACGTAATCTTGTTTCCGTTGACGTCAAGGTCACCACCGAGCTGTGGCGTTGAGTCCAGATCAATTCCAAATGCTGTTGGTGTGGCTACGCCGCTAGCGTTACCAATCCAGATCTGATCCTGAGGTATGTTGGGGACGTCATTTGCCCTGCCAGCACCCATAACAATTCCAGAGATCTTGTTTCCGCTTACATTGACCTTGATGATAATACCAAGGTTCTGTATGGCATTTGTTCCTGTTGGCTTAGTAGTCACCCATCCACCAGAAGCCCCAAGATATACGGTCTGACCTTCTGTATAGATAGAAGCGTCAGGGACGTCTACGTTGTTGATAAACCCAAGGGCGATACCCTGCCCCTCTCCCTCGTCAGCCAGATCCTGATCGAGCACGAAGTGTGCTGGGTAGTTCGTGGCGGCATCGGCAGCGATTACCTCAGCGAGATTGCCAACAGAGCCCGTGACGTGAACTGGAGTGCCCTTGTATAGGACACCTCCGCTTACATTCTTTACGTTCTCAGAGATAGTCTTTGGGTAGGCGAATGTAACGGTTCCTGCTCCATCAGTAGTAAGGACTTGACCATCATCTCCGTCAGTAGCTGGTAGCGTATATGCGCTCCACTTTGTGTCGTAGTCAGTGGCGCTATTCTTCTGAAGAAACTGGTTTTCAGAACCACCAGCAATTACGCCTTCACCAGCGGGACCTGTAGCGCCAGTCTCTCCCTGGATGCCTTGGATGCCCTGCTCTCCCTGTATACCTTGTTCCCCCTGAGGTCCAGTAGCACCCGTAGCACCCGTAGCGCCAGCTTCACCTGTGTCTCCTTTAGGACCTTTGCTGCTAACAGAGATCTCTGACGAAGCAGGCGATGTTACAGATACAGAGGATGTGGATGTAGTGAAGGAGGTTTTCGTACCTCCCGACACACTAACACTTACAGAGGTGCCGCTTGTTGTGGTGACTGATACTGACATTATACTTGCTCACGGATGTTTGTGTTCAAGTTGAAGGATCCTCTAAGGAACGTCGTGTAAGTATCGATCCCTGTTGTGCTTGGGATTCTGTATTGAATTTCGTAATTGTAAACGCCAGACTTAATTCTACTCATCACCTGTGAAGAGGCGTTAAAAGTAGCATTGCCGCTGTCGTCAATGACAGTGTCCTCGAATGTGTTCTCAGATCCGCTTACGTTCGGCGTAGACAAAACGATGCGCTGTGGAGTAGACCCTCTAGCAGGCGTAGCTTGCTTGACAATAAAAAAGAACTCATAATTCAAGGTGTCTAGCGTGATCGCAGTACCTGCAGAGTCCTTCAATGTAACTGTAAGTGAGAAGCTGTCACCGCGTCTGGCAGTGATGTTTAGAGCCTCGCTAACATCAAGATTTACGTTACTGGCCATTATTCAGCATTTGATTGAAGATTCCACTCATGATATCACCTGTTTCTTCCTTGGCAGGAACCTCTTGAAGCTCACCTCTCATTCCATCTCTTTGCGAGATGAGTTTGCTTTGTTCCACGGCTTGCTTCTTTACTCTTTCGTCTTTTCTATCGTCTTTCTCTTTTTCGACATCAAGCTTTGACTGCTTGTCGCTGTCTAGCTTTTGAATCATCGCGTTAGCTCTGATCATCTCAATCTCTCTGTTAAACTCGTGCTGCATTTGAGCCATCTTCATGTCTAGCTCTGCCTTGAGCTGAACCTTCTGAAGTTCTCCTTGAGCAAGAGCTTGAATTTCTTGCATCTTTGCTTCAGCCTTGGCGGCTTCTGCTTGCTGAGCAGCTTGCCCTTGAGCTTGAATCTCCTGCATTTTAGACTCTTGCAGCTTTTTCATACGCTTCTTTCTTCGAAGCACAAGAAGTCTTTCTGCCTGGTTGATGTCTTTCATATCTCGAATAGCCAAGGCGTCTTCAAGATCGATCTCCTTCTGAGCCAGGGATGCCTGGATATTCTGCTCTAGAAACGCCTTTTCAGTCTCCTCCATTTCCTTCACTACCTGAACACCGAAGTTGTACATCGGAAGGTCTCCAAAGGAAGACAGAACCCTCATGTTTTCTTTTCCAATCGCATTCTCATAGGTTGAGAAGATGACTGACTCTGAAGGTAGGATTTGAAGGCATTTCACGACATCTTCGCATACCTTTTTGTAAAGGATCATCGCGGCGTTTGTGATGTCGTAAATGGCGTTGTTTCCAGCGTTGATTGCTTGCTCCTGAACCCCCACCAAGGCATCCCCTTTTGGTGATGACGCATCCATGGCTTCATTGATACCAGTTGTATCTCTGATCATGGTTAGGTAGTGATTGTAGAGTCGAATTAGCTCATTGATATTCCTGATGCTATTGCCAATCTCTCTGACAGGAGGGTTTTGGAATCCTCCCTCTGGATTCTTGCTTCTGTAGTAGAAGACACCAGTCTGCTCGTAGATATCATGAAGGTCGAGAGGCTGAAGCTCTCCGCCTTTTCCTAGCTGTACGTTCTCCAGACCTTCAATGTCGATGATTAGTCCGTCTGGCTTTGCTTTAGCTACGGCTTGCTGAATCTTCAAGTGCGTGAGCTGAAGCATGTCTGCAAACCCGATGCAGCTGTCAACCATAGACTTAGGCATCATGTCTTGCAAGTTGGTTGCAATGACAGAGTACGAGGTTCTAGCTTTGGTGAGGTCGTGGACGTTCTTTGGAACGTTCATAGCCCTTCCGTACCCAAACAGGTAGTCTTTGGTTCCAAGGACGTAAGAACCCTTGTAAACCGTCTTCATCTCCATCTTGTGAGGCTTTCTAGCGTACACAGAGTTTTCTTTCTCCTTGTAAGAGAAACCCTTGTAGTAGAAACCAGAACCACCGAATCGGTTCTCTTTCTCCTCAAAGTAGATTGTGTCTGTAGCGATAAACTCAAAGTCCAACACGTCTACCAGGTACTCATCATACCCGAAATGGGTTCTCCCTGTGATCGTGTTGTACGTAGACTTGCCGTATTCAGCTGAGTTGTTACCGTGCTTGTTTTGGTACTGCTTTGCGATCTTAGCGTACTGCTCTTCAGTAAGCTCGTCTCCCGCCAGTCTCTTCAGCTCGTTAATAGGGATTGTCTTGACATGACCGCCATAGATCAGGTCTTCAAAGTTTGGGTCTTCGGTTCTGCTGTGTACAAACTTCTTTGGATCGACGTAGTTGATGCTAATCCCGTAGTTTGGGTCGTTGTATCTCTGAACAACGGCAATCCCAAGAGTAGCGAGGTCGTTAACGCATCTTCTGAACGTGTTATCGTTGAAGTTGCTCCAGGACAGCGTCATGTTTGTCGCAATCTGTGCTGCGATCTCAGCGTCTGTCTTGATGTTCGTGTCCAGCAGGATCTCCGCCTCTTCAAGAGTCTCAGGAAGTGCCTCAGGGTCCTGATCAAGCACAACCCCAGTCTTTTGCTTCAGAGTAGCAAGCTTTTCTCTAGCTTGAACCTGCATCTTGACCTTGTTCTTTTCCTTGTTCTTCTGAGAAGAAGAAAGAGGGTCAATGGCCTCAAGATTTGGGTAGGGGTTCCTTGAAAGGATCTTGTTGACTACAATGCGAACAAACTTCGGCAAAATAGGTACAGGCGTGTAGTCGATGTTCATCAAGCTGCCGTCACCTGCGTTTGGATCCATGGTGTTGAGCAGACGCTTGTAGATGTTCGTGTCCTGGATGCCGTTGGCATACATCCTGCACCTGTCAAATACTCTTTGCCTCTCGCCGTGCAGAGAGTTGCTTTCTTGCATCTTCCCCCACTGCTTTTCGATGGCTTTTGCGTACTTGAGCCCGTACTCCTTCCCCTCCTTTACTTCGGTGGGTGCCAATGGGTCAGGGAATCCTCCCTTGATGTCCTTCTCTGCCTTATACATTTGCTGCAAATATAGCAATTAACCAATTACTCTGTATCGCCTTAGGAATTTCTTCGTGCCGAAGTCAGCTGTCTTCTTTGGCTTTGCCTTTTGAGCGGCCAGAAGAGCCATCCCAGAGCTTATGGTAAGGTCAAACTTTGTTCTTTTGTCAATCTTAAATCCAATCCAGTCTTCTAGCGTTTTGTTGAAGTACATCTTCCCCATCAGTCCCGAGTCATAATTTACCCCAACGTGGTCATGAATATACGTCTCAATGGCTTGAGCGTGAGCTTGGATCACATCCTGAGAGTTCGAAGGTATTCCCTTGGTCTTGCTTTTCATGCTAGAAGCAGAGCTAAGGTGCTCTGGTCTATCCATTAGGTAGCCATCGTAACCTCTTGATTCAAAGTATCTTGCGATACCGTACTTATTGTTTTCAATTAAGATAGGGTACCCGTAAAAGAAGGCGCACATCAACACGTCTTCGTAGAAGATCTTAGCTAGGTCTGGCCTCGATGCGTACTCCACCACAAACATGTTTGACGGGTGCTGCATATGGAACTTATTGAACATGTGCAAGGCGCCTTTCGACCCTCTTCCGTCAACAGTGGCGTCAAGGTCGTAGGAGTCAACGCCTCCACAACCCCAGTCGTGAGGCGCTACCTTTTTGCCCCTGTCATATTTCAACACATTCCTGTATTCTGCAGGAGGCATCCAGGCTACCTTGAACCTTCCATTAGGCGTTGGACTGAAGATGACTTCTTTGTCTTTCTCCTTCCAGACGAAGTTGCCTGTAACTACTGGATTGGGGAATAAGTCGTCGTTGTGCTCGATCTGCTCATAGATCTTTCCGATGTTGAACAGGCTCCCCTCAATGCTGTCTCTGAATGCCTCGTCTTCGGTAAAGGGGAACTGACGAACAACCTCATTCAGCTCTGACGGGTCGTCTTTGAGCGCTTTTCTTTCGTTTTTGAGGTACGTCTTCGCCCCAATAGTAACCAGCTCGCCATCAAGACCATCCACAGGGCTATCAGGATCTTCCACGATTGGATTTCCATACTTGTCAAAAAATCCTTCGAGTGACTCGTATGCAGGCATGAATAGGCGATATAGTCCAGTGCGTGTTCTACCATTTTCATTCCTCATCTTCGGATCGGAGTCCTTCCACAACTCCTTGTACTCTTGACCACCTTTGTCCATCGGGTTGACGGTGCTTCCTACCAGAGCTTTTCCGACGATTTTTCGCCCGACGATCAAACACGTCCGTTGAATCCTCCAGGCGTCTCTTATGTCTGTAGGTTTTTCCCATTTTCCTGCCTCATCAAGGTACATGATGTGAAGTTTCTCACCATCGTACGCGTTGTTTGTTGTGTTTTTCCAGTTGATAACAGTATTCAAAGCCTCACCCTTCTGTGAAGTCTTGTTCTTCTTTGTGATTCGCTTTGATGGCTCTCTGAACGCAAGCTCCATACGAGGGTTGGTAGTACCATCCTGGATAGGCTTGAAGAAGAAAGGGTAGCTTCTGAACATGAACACCACCTTCTTCATGAAGATGTTCTCTTGAGCGTCTTTACCAGTCTTTGATTGTATCCCTAGAAGTTTGTCTTTGACCTGCGTAGCCTCGTCAACAAGTACAGAGGAACAGATATTAGTATAGCCAGAACGGCGACACTTAGTATAAAGCTGACCGATACAACGGGGATCAGCTTCGCACGCAGCCATGTGGATAAAGATTTCACGTTGGAACGCAAGATAGTCAGGATTCCCTACATCCATCCTGCTCCACTGTAGCATCATGTAGTGCCTGCCCGTAATATATGTAGCGACACCATTGTTGAAAAACCAAAAGCCTTCACGCCTACGGCGAAACTCCTCTTCGATATACGGAGAAAACTTTTGTCTAAACTCCCTTGGCATCTCCCCCCACTCATCCATAGACTTAATCCTAGACAACTCCTCTGGCATAGGAATCCTCTGCCACATCTGCATGTCGTCTGGACGTCCATATCCGTGAATTTCCTCTTTGGGAGGCTGAGAGGGAAGTGCAATGAATAGCCCACCGAGTTCAAGAATCTCACCTTGCGTACCCTTGGGGCAAATTGAGACAACAAGCTCATCATAGCCCTCTATGTTCAGCAGAGTAGACATCAGAACACCTGACCATACCGATTGCTTCTAAAGCTAGGGGCTCCAGATTTTGGGTTTGAAAGCTCCATATACTCACCGCACTTGTCGCAAGTGATCTCGTGACGAGCCTTATCGTTTACGAACTTGATCTTTACTCCTGAGGCTTCTTTTTCCTCACCGCATTCGCATTTGTACTTAGCCATGTCAATTCAATTTGGTACGCCTGACAGGATTCGAACCTGTGACCGTCTGCTTAGAAGGCAGATGCTCTATCCGACTGAGCTACAGGCGCATAGTCAAATTTACCTAATAAGAGTCACAAACCCTTGAATAGAAACAACTTTTGTTGATCTGAAGGTTTTTCCTTTGATGGTCCAGGTGTAAACTCCGTCTGAAACGTAAGATAATCCACCCTCGCCAAACCACTTATCTGAAGGGTCTTCGCTCCACCAAACAACCTGACCCCATCTGTTGTAAACCTTACACTCCCACTCTAGCCAGCAGCTAGAAAGCGTAATGGGTCTCCAATAGTCGTTGATGTTGTCACCGTCTGGCGTAAAGACGTTTGGAACGTGGATGCATGGGTCTTCACACGGGTCTCCCACTGGTCGTACAGGCCTGGTTGGTCTTACTGGGTCCACTGTGGTCGTGGTGTCTCCGTCTACTGGTTCTGGATCAACAGGGACAGGAGGTGGAGGGGGGTCGCAACCGCCGTCTAGTGAGAACTCCAACCAGTTGTTTGCAATGTCATCGTCTGGGTACGGGAATCCCCCAATACCAGGTTCCCCGAAAATGTCGTCGCTGTCATTGATCTGACTAACAGTTAGGATAACGCACTCCTCGAAGAAAGACCCCTCTTCCAGAGCCTCATTCCAGCACTGTAGTGTTCCGCTTCCAGCCAAAGAAGTGTCATCTAGTATATTGAAAAGCACAGTGTCTCCAGCCTGAAGGATGTTGTCGCTACCCTCTCCAATGTCAAATCCTGGGAAGTCCAATGGGTACAGCAGGAGCATAAATTCGTCATCGCCAAAACAAGGCCATGGAGTGATCTCTAGCGGCGGGTTGAACCCTAGAGCGAGAATAAACTCACCAATGCTGTCTGCCTCTGTGCCACACTGTCCTCCGTTCACTGTGATCAATAGGTCTGTAGAGATAGGGTCAAAACCCAGGATCTCAATGTCACACTGACCATACGAAATCAGAGGGATGAAGAACAGAAGCAGCTTTTTCATTGTACGAAGATCTTCTTGGTTTTCGTGGCGCTCTTTTGAATGTAGATGCCTGGGGCTAGGTTCTCTAACGGTCCAGGGACTATCCTTCCAGACATGTCGTAGTAGACTGGTGAGGCATAGCTTTGATCGGTTTGGCTCGCGCCTTGCTCAGTGAGCTCAATGATTTCGGACACCTCTAAGCTAGTTTCTGCCGAAACAATGCAACCTGACTCCGCAAAGTAAGTCAGGAACTCAAGGATGTCCATGACGTTTACCACGCCGTTTCCATCTAGGTCTGCGATGCACTCTCCTTCACACTGATAGTCACCGACAAGAATGGCAACGTCTTCCGCTCCAACTACCCCGTCGTTGTCAAAATCTGCTGGGCACACATTAACCTCTTCCGTCTCCACGCAAAAATTAAACACTAGCTGGTTCCAGTCTCCAGAGACGTCTACATCTAAAGGGCCTCCATTCAGCCAAACCAAGACTTCGCCTCCGTAAGGGATACCGTCTCCTCCTGTGTCATAGATGATCAGGTTGTAACAGCCGTTAGGTAGGCACGTCTCGTAGCTTCTAGTGGTAATTCCAGCAGGCCAGTTCCCGTCCTCAATGACAGGGTTCTTGCTGCCATCAGGCAAAAGTACCCAGTCTGTCTCTGATGCAAAGAAGTCGCTGGTAAAGTCCATCTCCCATAGCGCACCTGGCTCGTAAGCAACGCTACCAGACGCTGTGTTGTTAGCTTCGTACTGATCGCTACCAGAGAACAGCGTCACAGAGAAGTCTCCCTGCAGTTCCACGCCACTGAACAAGACTTCGTAGGACTGCCCGTAAGCGATGTCGTTAAGCGTGTAGTTGTATGACGCCCCGCTAGCTGTTAGGGTAACCGTTGCTACTGGGGTGGCGAGTGGGCCGACGCCTGTAACAGTTACTGTTACGTCCTGCTCGGGTAAGCAGAATGGCGTTTTGTAGTCCACGTTGGATACAGCAACATCGTAGTCTACAGGAGGTACGCATGCAAGGTTGTCATTCCATAGGTCATACCTTCCACCCAACAAGCAGTCATGCATGCGCTCGGCCTGACCAGTAGTGTACATGTTTCTGCACTGCTCACCAGTGTAATCCATGTAGTTTTCTGTGATTGCGTCAGGACAAGATGGCTGGCTACAGAAGTAGTTTGTAGTGGTTACAGGGGTGTCACAAATCTTATCCCCTTGAGTCTCACAGTTGGTCTCTTGAGCGCAAGAGAAGGTGTTGGCAAAGGTGTGATCGATAGTCAGGTAGTGACCAAGCTCGTGAACGAATGTCTTACCAAGATTGAAAGTAGAGACAATCATCTTGTTCGAAAGCATGACCACTCCGTCACGACAGTCATTCGTTGGGCCTAGGTAGGCATACCCTTGAATACCGCCTCCGCCGTTATTCCCGTCGATCTCCGTCACAATGTAGATGTTGACGTACCTGTCTACATCCCAACAGGCGTAGCTCTTCATCGCTAGATCATCCATTCCAGACTGAGTGGCGCTTGGAGAAACACCATCTTGCACGTACTCTGGCTCACCTGACAGGTCGTGACGAGTGATCCCTGTTGTAGGGTTTCCATCAGGGTCTCTCTGTGCAAGGCAGAAGTCAATCTTGGTGTCAACTCCGCTGCCATCCCCAACAGATCCTGGGACTTTTCGAAACATCTCGTTGGCTCGACCAAGCATCTCGATGACCTGCTCGTCAGTGATGTTTGCACCCTCCCCAATGGCTTGGCCAGTATGCATGATGTGAAAAACGATAGGGAGAGTCGCCCCCTCAACGTCGTTCAAATCGACATTAGATCGGCTTGAAAGCCCCATTGTTTTGACATTGCTAGACAGAACAACGCACTCCTGAGAGTGCGTCATGAGGCTGATTGTCAGCAAGATAGCTGTTAAAATTCGTTTCATTTAGTCTTCGTATTCTTCGTTCCAGGAGTCTTCCCAAAAGTAATGAATACCGTCGTTACCGTTCTGCCCGATTATGTTAACCCTGTTGTTGAGGAATACTTCGTCTTGCCACCACTTGAATTTACTTTGAGTATCGCTCTGCAAATCCTCCTGTGTAGTCTTTTGCTTCTTCGATTCCGCCATTTGTTTGTAGGTCTTTGATCATTTGGTCCAATCGCTGTCTTTCAACGATCAGTTCTTTGCAATCTGTTGCTGTTTGCTTGATAGACTGAAGCTCTGCTTTTCTCGCGCTGCCGTTGATTTCTGGGTCAACAGGCTTCTTGACCTCGTCAATCATGTTGTCGATGGCTATCTCCATAGACTTCATAAGTCTTTCAGCAGCATCAATCGTTGTGAACTTCTTCCGCATACATCAAGTCTTCAGCACGGGTCCGATAGTACTCTTTCCCGTCGATTTTGATTCTGTAGTCTCTGTTCTCTTTGAACCCTACGACGTCACCAACCTTCAATCCAAGATCCTCAATCCAAGGAGCCGTAAAAGCGACACGACCCTTTGTTGGTAGGCCCTGTTTAAGTTCGACAACTTCGACAACATCTGATTTTGTTTTTAGCTCTTCCTGCTCTACTGGCTCCAAGAGAGTCCATCCAGCAAGAGGTCTGATCTCACCATCTTTGTTCTTATACCCGATAGCCTGGTTGTTGATGGTGTGCTCTGGATCGAAACGAACAAGGTAGTGCTTGTCGTGACCAGTAAGAACCTGACCCTCGTTCATAACCACCAAATGATGGAAGTACAAGGTGTCACCAGCTTCCACACCAGTGTCATGCTTCATTGGGGCGCACACAACAGGCCCTTCAGTGACTCTGTGCTCAAACTGACTGCCCTCGAAGTTTCGAGTGTCGATGAACAATTCCAAACCACTTTCCGTGGTGATAGTGTCGTTGATAGGCTTTTCAAGCTCAACGACGAATAGATCCAATGTCTTCATTAAAAATTACAGTCAAGCTCCGTAATGCAGGGCATATCGTCGATAGCCTTCCACAAGGTCTGAGAGTCGTCGGTGTCGATATAGATCAAAAACCGACTCTTGCCATACCTATGGAGGTGTCTGTCGTCTTGAACGATAGCGCACACCTTACCGCCGCCAGCTTTCATGCCGACGTAGTAAGCCATAGCGTCTTTAGGATCACGTCCTACTACTATCTTTCTGATTACCCCCTCCATAAGGAAACATTTTATTCAATTTCTCTTGTCTGCGCTTGCAGCCACAATCCTTTGTGACAGCCTCTACGGCAGATTTAATGCCAGTCATCTTCGTTACTCGTGCGATAGTGTCGCCGAGTCCTTTGTCTTTTTCAATTCCCATTTCAGTTCAAAGATATGCCAGTTCCGTCAAACAGATCTGACAGGTCAATATCATCGTCTGGATCTTTGTAGCTCGTTCTGATGAAGTCTAGAATGTCCTCTAGCTCTTCTCGGCTACTAATGTCATAGCTGTAGATAGCTTTAAGTCTAGTCTTGTCAGACTCAACGTCCTCAAGAATGCCCGTCATCATAACGGAGATGACTTCGCCTCGCAGATCGTAGTCGTCAATCAAACGGTCGAGTTCAATAGCCAATCTCTGCACTTCAAACAAAAAGCCTTCTTTCTCCATATATTTGTGAGTATTGTAGCCTGCCATGCCAAAAAGTAAAGTCTCAAAGAGCAAGAAGTTCAGAGAGTTCTCGCGTCTACCCGAAAGATACGTAAAAAATAACTACCTCAAAAGTCTGAGGAAAGCTCTCATTTCAACACAAGAACAACACCGTGTGTTCGAAAAGGAGCTTATGTTTATGTTATGGGCGTACGACCTAGAGTTCTGGACTCTAGACTATGCAGCTGAGCAATACGGGTACAGCAAGAAAAAGATCGGGGAGAGGATTGTATACCCTCTTATGAGTGAAGGGTTGGTGTACAAGCACTTTGACAAGCTTACACCGTCAGATACGTACGAGGACCACCTCTTTAGAGATGAAACCAAATTTAACTACAGAGTGAGATATGCTCTAACTCAGAAGGCTAGGCTTCTGGTCCAGCGTTTTTACTCGAAGATGACTTCGTAGTACGTCTTGCCCTGATCGTCTCTACAAGCTTTGAGACAGCGACCACGATTATGGCCATCGTGAACGTAAGACACGTGAACCCAACTAGGATTGTCTTCTGTACCAAACTCCCAAACCACTTGATCAAACTCCAGATTCTCCCTAATGTAGTGGAAGATTTGAGCGTTTGTAACACCTCCGAATACGTCTGCGTCAAGGTCGAGTGCTCTTCCTTCCATATGTTGACTACGCTTCGCGCCACCGATAGCACGGTTGAGCTCAGGTCCACGATAGCCTGACGACACATATACAGGAACTCCGAAATGGTCGCGCAAAGGTTGAAAAATGTGTTCTGCAACTTTCTTAAGATTTTCAGTGGCCCACTCATCTGGTGTATTGTCGATGCCGAGTCTGTCGGCTGTCTTGCTTCTGATGCACTCTTGCAGCGTCAGGTTCTTTGATAGTTTCATTTACCTTTCTTCTTGACTTTTTCGTATCTATCAAGTTGTCTTTCAGTTCTATTGGCTAGGCGCCTGTCTCTTGACTCAATGCGTGATGCCTTTGCCCGCATTCTGCTAAGCTTGCGATTTGGCTTTTTCAGGTCCTTCTCTGTTGTCTCATCAGTAATGGTCGAGGCGACTTCATCTCTGTACTCGTTGTGTGCTTTGATTACGCCTTGATATTTTTTCTCGTTACCTCTGTGCTTCTCGAACTTACGCTTGATTCTGTCATGAATGCGCTCAGAACGAGGTTTCTTCTTTGCTCTCATGATTAGGAAATTGCTGCGAAAACTTCAACGTCACAAGCGCCACCATTGCCTGTGGCTGCGATCTTGTCAATCTCTGTCATATCTGTCGATGCCCCTACGCTAGAGTCGCCAGTAGCGTTAGCGTCGATCTTAGAGTTGTTAAGGATGTAGCTCTCTCCAGGGCCGAGAAGAACCCCATACTCTTCAGACGAGGTGTCGATTACCTCCACAACAATGCTATTTGATGTGTCGAGATTGGTGATTCTCAAGTATTGAAGGCTGGTGTTCAGTGGCTTCTGACCTTCTGTAGACCCAGCTGTGGTAGACAACTCAAGAAGTGTATGCGACACGTTCTGGGTTACATTCATGATTCTGTGGTACACCTCTGTGATAGATGTGACGTTCTGAACCACCTCTGATCCGCGTGACTTACCGTTCAACGTGATGTCTTCCGATACAGTTACTGTTAGCGTAGCCATTACTTCTTATTCTTTGATTTATACTTATTAAGCCATGAAGAATCTGAATGACGTACGGCGACACTCTTTTTAGGTCTTAATGTGTTTGAATGGTGTACAGCGACGCTCTTTTTTTCTGGGGCTGAGAAGTCAGTAATGCTGTGCTTAGACTTCTTTACCTTAAGGTTTCGCATTATATGTGGCATCTTACCTCCATACTTCATGTTGATACCTCTCTGTACAGGAGGTGAGAACTCACCGTAAGGGGTTCCCTGGAAAGAAGTTGTCTTCCCTGAAGGTAGTGTCTGCTGCTGAGGACCCATTCTCTCCATCTGCTTGAGCAAGTGGCCCACAGGAGCGACATTTTGAGGTCTGTTTTGTGGGCTACGCTGCTCATCTCTCATGCTCATCTCTTGGTCGTATGCGGCAGCGTCGAGCTGGTATTCACCAGTCTCGGGGTCCTGCACAATAGGGAGGTCCAGATCTTCAGGGACAGACATGAACTGCCCCATTCCCTGTTCGTCTCTCATGGTAACTCCCTCTACCTCTCCCCATCCGTAGTTGTCTGAGTACACCTGCACTACCTGTCCGTCAGGGAGGCGCATGTTGAGGTACTCACGACCCTGAGGGTCTTTCATTACTTCACCAGCATCGGCGGCTACAGTTGCTCTAACGGGACCGCCTTGGTCTCCAGGACCTTCCTGGCCACCTGCTTCTGGGACTACTCCCCCGTCCTCAAAGCCTTTTTTAGGTGGGGCGAGGACAAGCTTATCACCCATCTGCATGACCTGAAAGTCATCGTCTGGCAGAGCTGGGCCGCCCATACCCATGACGCGGTCTTGGTAGTTGTCTGGGATGTACACCTTCATGGTGGACCCATCACCGAAGTCGTAGTTAGCGTACTGACCATCTCCGTCTTCCATGACGTCACTAAAATACTGTCCAGCGTACGTTCTGTCTTGGCTGTACTGCTTAGGTGTTCCGCCTTGGCGTTGTGCGGAAGGCATCATGCCCATTATGCCTCTCGGCTTGTTAAAATTCATCATCGGTCAATCATGTTTTTGACTCCTTTTGGAGCATTAAAGTTCATTACGCCTCCATATCTGAACTCACGTTGTCGCATAGTGTTTTTGGTTACTTCTTAAGTCTTCCGCCTCTTTTAAATCTGGCTTTGGTGGTCGGCTTAGGCTTAGGCTTAGGCTTAGGCATAAACTTCTGCAAGTAGTCGTACTTTGCTTGGGCGTTGGCGATGGCGTCTTCCCGTTCTTTCGTGGTGGCAAACCGACTAGACTTGGCTGCATTAATCGATGCACCAAGATCCCTAGCTAGTATCTGCTTGTTTTGGTAAGAAAGGTCTTTGTACGCAACGCCTCCATCTGTTACGTACCCTTCACTGGGGCGTCCATTTTTTACGGACCCTCCACCAGTAAACTTGCGGGAAACTCTCTTCTTTCTAGCACCAGTAGCTGCCTCTTCAACACCTTCCCTGGCCATTTTCTTTCCAACACCCTCTCCTGCCATCGTTGCACCACCCATTGCTCCAGCGATAGCTGCCTTAGCAATCTTCTTGGAATTAACACCGCTCTTCTTTTTCTTGAAGCTCGATACGGTCTTCTTGTTCTTCGGTCCTGGGGCCTTACCACCGTACTTGAAGTTGTCGCTGCGCTGACCTGGCTTATCAGGCTCACCGAAGTCACCCTTCTTAGGCTTCATGGTGACTTTCATCTCCACGTTATCCCAAGTCACGTCATGGGTCTTGTCGATACCCTGCTTCTTCAGGTAGGCGTTGATCTCTTTGTCAGAGGCCCCGCCTTCTAGCATGGACTTGATCTTCTTCTTTGGATCTGTTGGATTCATTTTTCCTCCTTTTTCATAAGAACTCATAGCTGTCATAGCTGCTCTGTGGTGTTTGTTTCTTGCTGCTCTTTTTTCGTAGCGATCTCTAAAGCCCTCTGCGACATCAAGGCCCTTGTTTGCAAGACCCTTGGCCTTGTCGAGAAGCTCTTGTCTTCTCTCCTTACGCTCTTCTTTTGTTTTGCGTGTCTTACTCGGTCTCTCTTTTGCCGCTTCTTCAGACTTTTCCTGTACCTCTTGGGCTGTCTTCTTCTTTGGTGCTGGACCCATATCGAGCGATCCGATCAGTTGATCTTCAGCAAACACAGACCCCATGCCGCCGCCACCCTTTGGTGACAACCCAAAACCAAGGCCTTTCTTCTCTGCTACAGAGTTGTCAGCTGTTTTTGGTTTAGCCTTGTCTGCAGTCTTCTTTCTTGGGGTGGTAGAGCCAGATCCTCTGCCCTGCTCGGCTCTTGCGTCAAGAGTAGGGTCTACAGGACCGCCTCCTCTCTTGTACACTCTCTTCTTTCTCTTCTTAACCTTCATCTTGGCCCCGTTCTTAGCAAATACCTTAGGCATAGCCTTTGACGCTGCTGACTGAGCGATCTTTGAACCCAAGGTGCTCGGGACAGCCCCATCTGTCAACCCTGAAATTGCTTGCCCAGCCTTGCTGATAGCCACATCTTTGAGCTTGCTCACTGCAGCTTTCTTGAGCATTGGTACGGCTGCTTTGGCAGCCAGGGCGAGTAGGGGTAGAGGCATGTTTTACTGTTTGAAGGCAAATATAAGCACTTTCATTTTAGCGCTTAGGGGCCATAAGCCTAATTGCACCTCCACCAGCATACAAACCAGCTGTCTTAGCCGCACCCTTGATAACACCTCTCTTTACAAACCCTACACCTCTCTGATCTAAGATCCCATCAAGCAAGGACTCGGTGTCTACGTTGTATTTCTCTTGAAGGTTCTGGACGACACCCCTGATCTCACCAAGATTACCCATGACATTAGAGATACCGCCTGCAACATCACCTCTATCTTCAGGCGCAAGCCTCTTAACCAACCCCAAAAGGTCATTCATCTCCTGATCACTCATCCCACGAAGACTAGCGAAGTCTAGAGGTAGGTTTTCAAGCCCTTTGAGGGGCTTTCCTGTCAGGTCACGAGCCCTCTGAATGAACTCTTGCTTAGGGTCAGTATCTTTAGGGTCGCCTGGACCCCCTTTAAGTACTCTCATGATGCAAATATAAGCATCTCACCCTTTCTTTTTCTTCCACATGCTCAGAGCAATGGCAATGGACTGCTTATGAGGTTTCCCCTCACCCTTAAGGATCTTGATTTTCCTTGAAACAAACCGATTCTTAGTAGTAGACATAGCTATCCTCGCGTATAAACGTCTTATTTGCCGTTTTTCCTTCCAAAAACAACATCAGACTCAGCATTGCTTTCACGCCTTGCTTCATATAGCGAAGGTATAAACTTTTTTCTTAAAAGTCAACCCTAAAGTCAACGTTTAATCAACAGTGTCTAATGCATTGCTAGTCAATAGGTTAGGTTTTGAAGGGTGAAAACCCGAGAAAAATAGTGGGGTTAAAAATTTTGATCAGTAATACGCAGATTGGGGATTAACTATACTATACGACGTCACGCATGCATTCCCGAAACGCAATACGACACGCGTTTGCACGTGAAAATCGACATTTTGCCTGTAACTTTCAGCTTTTTTAAGTTGCTGAGTCTCATTGCGTTATGGCTGGTAGGGTGAAGCACTGCGTTAGGTTACACATCGCAACCCGCTGAAGCTCTGTGCGGGACAGTCACACCCCTGCTCACACACCTTGCACACACTCACCACACACGGGGACACACATCCCCACGTCGTCCTCGCGTGTATACGTGCACACGCTAATTCTTCGCGCCTGTTTTACCGAAGGTAAAATCACGCATGGAATTAGTCCCTTGAAAATTTGGAAACAAGCTACCCATCGCCATATCTTTGTGGTCGTTGGTTCGAAGGTCGAGCCACGCAAACATCAAATACCTAATCACATGGCAAACGTCCATTACACCCCAACCCACTGCCCAGACACAGGGCGCAAGTTCACCCGAGCCGAGCGCAAGGCTGCCAACAAGGCCAAGTACACGGCATCCGTCAAGAGCAAGCCCTCACCTGCCAAGGCGAGCAAGGGCAAGAGCGCATCCAAGCCTGCGAAGGCAGGGCGTCCAACCCTGACGGCCAAGCAGTTCGATGGCATGGTGAAGCGCAACATGAAGCTCACCAAAGCCCAATTGGTTGACATCATCATGAGCGGATATGAGGTCGAGTCCAAGCCTGCGTCCAAGCCTGCGTCCAAGCGTAAGCCCAAGCGTATGAGCAAGAACACCAAGTTGGAGGTTCAAGCCCAACGTGTGAGCCGAGGCATAGCACAGACGTACATCAAGCCCGAAGAGACGAAGGTCAAGAACGGGAAGAAGATGACCTACGACGAGTACGTTGGCGTCCCTGCTGAAGTGCAAGCCTACCCCGAGTACGCAGAGTTGCGAGCCATCGGGTACAGCGTGGAAGACGCAGTGCGCTACGTCTCTGCACTCATGGACGGAGCACCCCAAATCGCCTGAGCCATGTTAAGAACAACCATGCACTTCATAGACACGCTCGTGGCCGTAGCAGGCTCCGTGTCTACATACAAGGCGGTCAAGCACGACCCCGAGGCAGAGGCGTACATGATGGACGCTCACCTTGACGAGGAACTCGAAATGTACTTGTCATGAAGAACTATTGTCCTTGGGAGCAAGCATACCAGCTATGCGATGGCGCCTACACGAGAGAGCAAATCGACGAGATGCCACTATGTGAAATCATGGAGATAATCCTAGGCACATGATGACGCTCGTCCTGCTCAAAGCGCTTGCAAGCGTACCCACAGGGTGCGAGGTACGGAACATCTCGTTCTCGTATCAGACGTGCTACTATGTGGCGTTCGAGCGTGACGGACGCTTGGAGGCGGTTGATGGGTGCGTTGTCCTCGAAGAGGATGACGAGGAACCCTGAAATGTTAAAAGTGTTAATTTTCTTGGAATCTAGAACCTGACCTCGTATCTTTGGGGTCGAATCAAACATCAAACACATGACCTATACACAGACCTGCGAGTTCATCGCACAGCGAATCATGGAAGGACGCGACTACGCCTTCATCAACGACAGCTTCATCAATCTCCCTACACCACAGCGGTCAGGGACATACACACAACAGCACACATACGCCCTGCTCAAGGCTCGTGAGATTGTGGATAACCTACGGGGTGTTCAGGCACACTGATGAGTCCTGATTGGACGAAACGCCGTGAGGCGTATGTGTCAAAGCAAACGTGGCTTTGAGGGGCGTAGCCCGCAAGGTGTGATGGTGTAACAGGATAGCACGCCACTATGTGGAGGTGCGGGTTCGAATCCCGCCACATCTAAAATTTGTCAAACATCAAAAACATTAACCATGATAAACATTTGGGAGTACTACACATACTTCGGACGTGACCGCGACGACTGGGCGGGGCCTCACACCGTGAAGGCATCCACTCGTGATGAAGCCATCCGCAAGGCACAACATGACTGCTTTGGCTCATGCGAAACAGTTTGGAAAAAGACATTCAAAATCGTAAAATCATGACACAAGAACAATGCGAACGTGCAGTCAAGTCACTGCAAAACCACGGCTTCAAGGCCTCTCACGTAATTGGTGCGCCTGACGACCACGGGGTGTGGTTGGATGCCGTATGGACTGACGAACTCGGTGATGCGTGTAGCTTCCGCATCCACGACGAAGAAATCGAATGGTGGCAAACCCAAGACAAACCAGCATGACAGACCACACAAAATGCCACAAGTGCGGAGGCGAGGGCATCTTCCTCGGCTCACAAGAAACAGGGTACAGCGCAGGCGGTTGGGTACAGCAGTGCCACGACTTCCAATGCGAGGACTGCCAAGCTACATGGGACGTGACCATGGAAATCACACCGACAAACCGATACAACCATGACTGACATCGTAAACGTAATCATCAAGCTTGCCCGCATGCAAGGGCAGGCAATCGATCGAGTGGAGGCAGAGATGCTGAACAAAGCGGTCGAGGAAGCACACGACAAGTGGCAATCCGAAAAGCAACAGGATAGTGACTGAAATGTTAAAAGTGTTAAAAAACTTGCAAACTTGGAATTGCTGACGTAATTTAGCAGTCGAATCAAACATCAATTTAATCTCATGAAACAATATGCAGTAATACACGGAGTCGCAGGACTTCACGAGGGCTACTCCGAGACCACTTGCGAGTTCTTCCCCAAGCGTTCATTCGCAGAGAAGCACATGAAGCAACTCATCGCAACCTTCCGAGAGGATGAGACGTGCGTTCACATCAACGACATTCAGGGCGACTTCCTTGACGCAAGCGTAATTGGAGGTGCTGACCTGTCCATGACGAGATGGTGGGAAGATTACCATGCCTCCGTGCCCGCAGAGTTTGACCACGACGACTACATGGAATCTCGGTCTGACGACGTTTGGGTAGAGGTACTCCGAATCATCGAGCTTGATATGTCCAACCGCGACGCAAACACCGAGTCGTGTTGGCTCACGTGGGACCAACTCGAATGCAGACCTGCATGGGACTACACACCATTGTGCATGTCCTTAGTGGCTCGTGTAACATCTGACGTCATGGACACTACAAGTGACGACCACCCTACCCAAGCTCTTCACAACCTTGCACAGCTCGGTGATTTTGTCTCGGCTGTGTACTACCGCAATCATGCCATCATCGACGTTGACGACTATGTGATGCACGCTTTCCGAATCCCCAAACCCAAAAACTCTGACAGCTATGACGCACAATGAAATGGTACGACGTGTGGTAGAAGCACGCATGAATCGAATGAACATACAGCAATGCCTCAAAGCACTTCGCAACTACATGATTACGGACTACGGAGGATGCGACATGGAAGAACTCCATGAATTTTACCAAAAATACGCAGGATAATGACGAAGAAAGAACGACTACGACAGCAGACTGAACTGCAATACGAGATGCAGAAGGCAGGTCTCAACCTTGTGGACTGCGGGAACTGCGGAAGCACCCTCATCCACGAGACAATGACGAGAGTCGGTGATATGTATGACATCACCTGCCCCTACTGCGAATACACATCAGAACCATGCGACTTCCCTGACCACTTCCACGAGGGGTTCGAGGAGTCAGCAGAATTTCAAGACAATGAATAACACAATCAACTTCACCGACGAGCAGAAGCAAGAGCTTGTCGAGCGTATCAGCGATGTGCTCAACGAGACAGGTGCATACTCCGCCCTGTACAAGCTACTCGTTGTCCGCGAAGAGGTGCTACTGCACACCGACATGGAGAACCTTGCCGAAGAAATCGAAGAATTTATTTTCAACTTCACAAAAATCGAAGAGTAATGACGAAGAAAGAAATCATCGAAGACCTCTGCCACAAGGTGGCGGACATCAAGTACGACCTGCAAGTGGTACTCGACAAACTTTATCAACTAGAAAACGAAGACGATGAGTAAATCAGCAGAAACAAGCACGATGCAAACCGTCATTTACAACGCAGCCATTGGCACACAGTTCATGGACATCATGGAGGACTACATGAAGCGTCAAGATGACGACCCAAACTTTGATGGGCATCATGAGCTATACGATTTGTACCACGACCTTTCAACCCTTTATTTCAACAACAATGAAAATGACTGACATCACAGACCGCATCATCAGCTACGAGATGGGCGACATGAACGACGCGGAAACGCTCGAACTCTTCTCCGAACTCATCTCAAACAAGATGGCTTGGGGACTGCAGGGACACTACGGACGAACAGCCAACGCTCTCATCGAGGACGGGTGGATCGACTCGGACGGGACTATCACAGACAAAGCACACGACAACGACATTCTTTAATTCAAAATCCAAACATCATGCAATCAGTACAAGAATCCAAGCAAGAGCTTGAAGCGGCTATCCGCTACGCAGAGAACGCTATCTCCTCTGCCCAAGGCACCATCGAGTCGATGGAGTTTCGCCAAGAGATGGCACAGAAGAACTACCAAGAGCAGACAGGGCGTGAAGAAGCGCTGACCAAGCAGGTGCAAGAGCTCGAATCCAAGGTGCAGGGTCAGTACGACGACATCGTCATGCTCGAACGTGAGGTTGCCAACCTCAAAGAGTGCCTCAAGATAGAGACGGCAGCACTTGAGCGCATTCGAGAGGACATCCCTACCATGCCCGTCATCCCCAAGGCTGTTGCCATCGCCATCTTCCGTGAGGGTGTGGCACATGGTGTAGCCAACGCTTGCGATGAGATTGACAACGACGCTGGAATCAGCATCGAAGAGAGCGAATACGTTGGAGGGTTCGAGGTATCGTTCAGCCGACACATCGACCTCTCTGACCACCTCGACCTTGACTGGATGCGCGACAAGGTGGGTGACTACGATGAAGCATCTGTCATTGAAGCCCTCAAGAACCTGTGTGCAGACAAGGAGTTCGAGTGCCGTATCCACGGGGTTGACGACCAAGAGCAAAAGGTTAATTGATGTTTGGCCTTGAGGGGCTTGTGTGACTGAAACGTCAGTCCGCCCCTCTTCACTTTCAAGGGAGCGCAGTCGGTGCGTACGTCTGAGTTGTAGGCAGACGGCAGTTGTGTTCGAATCCCAACCTCCCTTCAATTCAATTCACACATGAACATTTTCTATTTACACGAAGACCCGCACGTTGCGGCCACCTACATGTACAACAAGCATGTAGTGAAGATGATTCTCGAATCAGCGCAGATGTTATGTACGGCGCACCACCACTATGGCAACCACGACGTGCCATACAAGAAGGCGCACTACAACCATCCTAGCACAATTTGGGCAAGGTCTTCACGAAACCAATACTATTGGCTATACCTTCATATGATGGCCTTGGGTGACGAATACACGCGTCGCTACGGCAAGGTGCATAGCTCGATCGAAAAATGTGGTGAGGTGCTACGCTACGCTCCTGAAGATATGCCCAACCTTCCCTTCGAGCAACCGCCACAATGCATGCCTGACGAGTACAAAGACCCGTGTAGCGTGACCGCGTACTGGAACTACTACATCGGGGATAAACACAACGTAGCTAACGCAGATGAGCAAATTAAAACAGCCCACTTCACATGAGTAGAGACCTTACTGAATTTCAAAAATTTCTAGAAACAATTTCAAACGACAAAAACACACACACACCACGAGCTCGACGTCGCAAGATGGAACGAGCAATCAAAAAGTACAACGTAAACAATGGCAAAGTATCAACTGACAGAGAGAGCGAAACATGACCTAGCCGAGCTAGAAGCAGAGGTCAACAACATCATTGCTCAATGCACCGAAACCGAGGGTTTTGACTTGCGTACAACCGAGTCGAAGCGGTTGTATAGCACAGCAGTTCAGCTCATGTGCATGTTTGTGCGTGATTTCATGCATAGGTTCGAGCGACACCAACGGACTAGAGCCTTGGCTGAATGGTTCGGAAAGGACAGGACGACAATGCTCCACCACTTCAAGGGCGGAAACATCCGTCTTGAATCTGAAGAAGGCTTCAGGCACATGTACTCCATGCTCAGCTCGTTGGGAATCCAATGCACCACGGAGGGATGGATTAGATCGCACGAGTTGCGAATCAGGTTTATCGACAGGCAGATTTCTATCCTAAAGGATAGGAGAAAGAAATTAGAAAAAAAACGCGAAAAAGGTTGCAAAATCACCCTTGACGACCTATCTTTGTAAACTCAATTCAATTCAATTCATGTCTAATTATCAGTTCAAGACCACGAACATCCGTGGCAAGAAGTACGTCGAAGTGAACGAACGTATCAAGTTCTTTCGGCAAGAAGCCCAGTACAAAAACTGGACCATCTCGACAGAGTTCCCTGTGATGGACTCCGAGATGTGTGTATGCAAATGCGTCGTTGCTGACGCAGAAAAGCGAGTAATCGCTACAGGTCACGCTCACGAGGAGCGTAGCTCATCTAACATCAACAAGACAAGCTATGTCGAAAACTGCGAAACATCCGCTGTCGGAAGAGCGCTGGCGATGCTCGGAATCGGAATCGACACGTCTATTGCGTCAGCTAATGAAGTCGAAGAGGCTATCGCAAAGCAGCAAGCCATCGTTGACAATCCTCAAGTTCAGAAGCTTGCCAAAGCGCTCGACGCACCGCTAGAGAACATCATGGATAAGGCCGTGGGTTACATCAAGTCCGCTACGGACAAGAAGAAAGCCTTCGACGCCATCATCAACAAGCACGGTGACCAACTCACCGAGAAGCAAGTATCAGGACTCAAAAAATTCGTACGATGAAAAACCTAACTAATTTCCAACAAGCTATCCTAGCGTCAGCATTTGTGTCGCTATGGATTTCACTCACCATGTGGTTCACTGGCAACGAGATGGTTGCCCTGTATGTAGGCATGTGGACCCCGACAATCTTGTCCCTATCTCCGTTCTTCAAGGGCAAGGAGATGTCCAAGCGAAAGTATCGGATGAAGGCGCGAAATTCAGGCAAGAAGCCTGTAGGACGTCCTGTGGGCTGGCGCAAGCATGACAACGTAGCAAACCGCATCATCACGATGCGTCGCCGTGGGCACACGATCCGTGAAATCTCGGAGACGATGAACGTCCCCAAGTCAACCATCCACAACTACATCAAGCGTGGACACTAACATGCGGGAGCAACTAACGGAGAAGGTGGGCAAGCCTCACCTCTCCTACTCCTCCCTCAAGTACGCTCTTGGAGACATGAAGCTCTGGGAGATGTACATGCGGGGCCAGCTCAAGAAAGAGTCTGAAGCCTTGACTTTTGGGAGTTTGTATGACATGCTCTTGTTTGAACCAGAAAAAGCACATGACACTTACTATGTATTGGACGATAGCGACATTGTTGCTAGTATTGGGGGCAAGTATCCTCGCAGTACGAAACGCTATAAAGAGTGGAAGGCCGAAGCGGTCGAAAACAACTCGAACAAAGAGCTGGCGAGCCAAGAAGACTGGAAGAAAGCGCAGGAGATGATTCAACGTCTCAAGGACTGTGGGCTTTACGACAAGAGATTTGCAGGTGGCAAGTATCAGGTGGAGTTCAACGTAGACCTTGACGGGGTTCCTCTCAAGGGATTTCTAGACTGTTTGCAAGGTGATAGTATCATTGATTCTAAGTCGTCTCGATCCATCGACAAGTTCAGGTACGACGTTAATAGCTTCAGCTATGACATCCAAGCCTACGTCTACACCAAAGTGTTCGGCATCAAGGACTTCTATTGGGTAGTGCAAGAGAAAGCATTCCCCTTTTACCCTGCAGACGTCAAGTGTTCTGATGAGACGCTTTTCAGGGGAGAGATGAAGTTTCACGAAGCCTTGGAAAACATCAAAAACTGGCTTCAGAATGGAACGCCTACTGAAAAGCATTACGCAGAGTTTATTGTATAACCACACCATGAAGCTTTTGGCTACGGGATGTTTCATGGTATTAGTTTACGTAGTATCACTAATTCTTATTTCCAAAATCCTTAATTTATTTCTGTCATGAGTGACACTAAGTATGATTCCGTACTCGTTGGGTACACCGAAGAGCCTCGCATGTACGAGGGAGAGCTTTCTTCTTGGAGCGTTCGCTTCAAAGACCACGAGCTCAAAGAGATGATTGAGAAGTACGCAACATCTCGCAATCAAGAAGGCCAAGGTGGCAACATCTACCTCACGCTTTTCATGTCTAAAAACGGCAAACCTTGCTGTCGTGTGTTCGACCCGAACAGCGAAGCGGCCAAGGAGCGTCGCAACGCAAAGGCAGAAAAGTCAGAGGCTGAATCGGATGCCCTCCCGTTCTAAAGCCCCTATCTACCACATGTATGCTCGTGTCGCCTTCAAGAAACGGAAGGTAGTACACGAGCGTACTAAGTGGATTGTCTCGGTCTTCGACAACCCTCATGATATCATGACCTATGACTCCAAAACAATGACGAGGCTCCAAGATGAGCTCTACGGAAGCACAAAGTCAGAGAGACATGTCATCATCAGGGAGGTCTTTGACCTTCAGAAGATTAGCGATTCAAACCTAACTATCGATGAACACAAGTCAGCGAATCAAAGAAAAGTGCAAGAGGCTTGAAGAGCTTCTTCTGCATAAGAACGAAAAGTACGGGAACTCAGCACTTGAACCGCTGAACATTTTCTCGGAGGCAAATGCCGTAGCTGGTATCAAGGTAAGAATTGACGACAAGCTGAAGCGCATACAGAACGCGGGGCTCGTAGACGAAACAGAAGACACACTCCAAGACCTTGCAGGGTACTTCATCCTGCTGATGATTGCAAAAGAAAATGAAAGTAACTCTATTCAAGAACGTATACGACAAGACCACCCCGCACCACGTGACGATGAAGACCGCTTTGCGTCGCATACAGGAGGGGAAATCGAGTTCGGCTATATCTGATGTCCGAAGTGGCAACAAACAGGCGAAACTCGGGCTACCAGTCGTATGCTTCAGCGGGGAGTTCTCTAAGAGGTCGGATGATGCGCTTTTCGAGCATTCGGGATACATTATCCTCGACTTTGATCACGTTGATGTTGACGAGACCAAGAAGCATCTTGGCACGGACGATCATGTTTATTCATGCTGGACGTCGCCGAGCGGAGACGGAATCAAGGCACTCGTCAAGATTACGAACCCTGAAAGGCACAGAGACCATTTCCGAGCGCTTGTAACATACTTCGACAAGCAGTACGGACTGCAGGTCGATGAGTCAGGAATTAACGAGTCTCGCGCATGTTTTGAGTCTTACGACCCAGACATCATCATCAAGGACGAGAGCAAGCCGTTTGGTGCGTTCATGTCTGAGATGGCTCAGCAACAGGTTCTAGTCACAGACAAGGGTCAGTACACAGACTACATGAAGCTCAACCTAGCGGCTCG